ACTTGCATCACATCCAGGATGCGGCTGCCAGTGACGTGCCCGGCGCGGTCTTGTTTCCACTCGTCCGTGCCCTGAGCGAAAGCGGAGATAATCAGATTGCTATTCATTATGGAAGTCCTGTGGTTGAAGGTACGTCGGCAAATTCCACATCGCTGACATCAGCATCCGTGGCGATCTTTTTCCAGCGCTCGTGGTCGCCAGCCAAGGCTTGCCGCTGCGCCTTGGTGATGTCCATCCAGGCTTTCTTGTACACGTCCAGACCCTTCTTCGCTGCGGCTTCCAGCGTGGCCTTAACGGCATTCATTTCCGGCGTGCCAGCGCCAGCTTCTTCAGCGGCTGCGGCCTGCACCTGACCGGCGATGTCGGCGCCGTTGTCGCGCTTGATGCGCTGATTGCTGATGACATCGACGTTGCCTTCGTGCTCGTTCAAGATGGACTCGGCAGCCGACAGGCGCTCAGTGCGCGGCCAGGATTTCGAGGCCCGCTTGATGGCGGCCTTCTTGCACATTTCCTCGAACCACTCTTGCCACGGCCCGGTCTTCGCTTTCGACTTCGCCTTGATCTTGTTGATTTCAGCGATGTCCAGGGTTTCGATGCGGTCGATCCCGTTTGGCAGCTTGGCCCACACATACACGCCGCGAATCTCGCCGCGCTGTTCGTCGCTGTCGAATGGGTCGAACTTGTGAGTAGGCGGCGCGTATGGGCCGTTGTACTCGAACTTGTCATTGGCCCGCACGATTTCAGCAGCCGCGTCCAGGACGCTGCCAGTGTCCGTCGCCAACTTCTTCAGGCCGATGTAGCTGATGTCCAGGCAGCACAGGCCATCACGCGGCACCAGATAGGCCAGCTTCATGGCCGGGTTCAACGTCAGGCCGACAGCCGCCACGTTCGTGATTGCATTGCGGATCGACGCCGTGCTGCACCGTGGCAGGTATTCTGATGCGCTGATAATCTGCACAGCGAACTTGCCTTCGCGCTCGAAATGCACGAGGTTGTCGATGATGGCGATCTTGTTGAAGTCTTCCTCGACTTCAGCGACGATGACTTCCCACTGCGCAGCCTTGGCTTCAGGCGTCTGCGGCTGGCGGTTATTTTGTTGGGCTGCCATGCTTGCTCCTTAATTTTTCGTAAAGTTCAACAAGGGCTTCGTGCGCCTTACTGACGCTACCATCCACATTGATGATCCTGCTTTTGTCGCCGGAAATTTCGATCAGCTTTTTTACCGAGTGCGAAGAAAAGCTGCGCATGTGCAGGATATAATCAACCCCTTTACAGGCGGCCTTGATAGTGTGCTTGTTGCCATCACATGAAATGGTGCGCAGATCGAACAGGCCGCCGAAATCTTTATGGATGGCCGTTTCGTGGTAAGCCTTCACCAGCCCAATGACTAATACCTTTTCCGTAAAACTTGTAGGCTGATGGCTGCCGACTTGTAATGGCGACGCTTCCTTGCTCGCGCAATAGCCACTGTTGCTTTTGTCAGCCACGATGCCCTGTGTACACCGCCCGGTCTTTTCCTGTAACTCATGATGGTCTTTCAAAATTACCTCGTGTTGAGTGGATTTACGCTACGTATTATAAATGGATTAATCTGTAATACAAGGGAGCGCTTCTGCTGGCAGATGCACTCTATTGACGCTATTGATAATGGACTTTATATTGGTCGCATGAAAACAGACCTGAGCAAAATCGTGGTGGCTTTGATGGAATCCGGCCTTACGCAAAAGCAAATTGCTGATGCCATCGGATGCACTCAGCCGAACATCCATTTTATCGCCAACAAAAAGAGCGGCGCTATCCAGCCGACCTTCAGGACGGCGATGGGGCTGATCGACCTTGCTGCGAAGCACGGCATCACGCCCACCGGCACGAAGCAGCGCGCCAGAAAGGCGGTGAAAGCTTGAACATGAAACGCACTGGTTTCAGCACAACGACGAAGCGCATGAAGCAGGGCGCCTTCATCAAGGGCAAGGTCAAAGACAAGATTCCGCTGAAGCCTGACCAGCGCCCGAAGAAGATGAAGACGAAGCAGCTTGCAAAGACCGCAGATGATGTGGCCTTTTGGGATCGGCTCGCCAAGGAAGTGGGATGCATTGCTTGCCTGAAAGACGGCAACTTCAATCCTCACGTCAGCATTCACCACATCGACGGTCGCACGAAACCCGGATGCCATAGCCTTGTGCTTCCGCTGTGCGGCCCCCATCATCAGCAGGACGATACTGATCCTGCTGGCCGGGTCGCGGTACATCCTTACAAGGCCCGCTTCGAGCGGAAGTATGGAACGCAGGAAGAATTGCTGGCTCAGTGCCACGCATTCCTTGCACTTGAATTACCCTTCATCTAAGGCACGCAATGAACGCTAAATTCACACGCCATCCCCTGTCTGCGCTGTTTGCGCAATTCGACCTGAGCGACACTGAAATCGCTGCGCTGTCGGCTGACATCGCGGCCAACGGACAACACGTCCCTATCGTCATCACGAACGGGCAAATTCTCGACGGCTGGAACCGCTACCGCGCCTGCTTCTTGGCAGGCGTCGAACCCATTACGGAAGAGCTTCCTGATGACCGCGACGCATGGGCCTACGTGTGCTCCGTCAATATGCTGCGTCGCAGCCTGACGCCGAAACAAAAGGCCGCCGTGTTCCTTCTGCACGAGGAAATGGTCAACGGCGAAGGCGTACAGAATTGTACGCCCAGCGTGCGCGAGGTAGCCGAGACATTCGACATCAGCCACGGCACGGCGCAGAACTTGACGAAGGTAGCCCGCGAAGGCTCCAAGGAACTGAAGGCGGCAGTGTTGAATGGCGAAGTGTCGATCAGTAATGCGGCGCAGATCGCGGCGCTGCCAGCCGACCAGCAGCCTGCGGCCATCGTCGAAGACAAGCGGCCATCGCGCAAGCCAGCGCCGGTCATCGTCGAAGATGACGACAGCCTGGGCGACTTCGATGTAATCGAAGAACTGGAACAGCTCCAGGCCCGCTATGACGAGCTGGAACGCAAGTGCAAGTCGCTCGAAGCTGGCGACGCTGGCGCCGAACTGGCAAAGCAGATCGCCATGACCAACGGCCTGCAATCCCGCTTGAACCAGGAAATCACGAAGAATGCCGAGCTGGATAAAAGCTTGCGCCGCTTCGGTAAGATCATGGCGGAACTGCGCAAAATCACGGAAGTGGACGACGACTCCAAGATCGTCAACGTGGTCAAGTTCATGAAGGTCGTTCCTAAATGAGCGAGCAACTTGATATGCTGTCGTCACCAGCGATGCAGCCAGTAGCGGCTGCCGTGGCGCAAGCCGTTCCCGAATTGGATGCTGAATTTTGGGACGGCCTGCGTGATTGGCAACAGCGCTGCATCGGTGAGATACGGCAGCATATCAGGGAAGGCAAGAAGAACATCCTTATCTGCGCCCCTACCGGCGCAGGTAAGACTCGTCTTGCCTCATACGTCATCAATGAGACAGCGCGCAAGCTGAAGCGGGCAAACTTCGTCGTCGATAGGATTAACCTGATCGACCAGACAGCAACAGAATTCGACAAGTTCCAGATCAAGTTCGGCGTCCATCAGGCCGACCATTGGAAGTTCCGCCCGTGGGAGCGTGTGCAACTGTGCAGCGCGCAGACCCTGGCCCGGCGTAAGTGGCCCGAAGCTGATGTCGATGTGTTCGATGAAGCGCATACGCTTTACGACACGCAGAAAAAACGCATGGCTGGCCGCACTCGCATCACGCTTGGCCTGTCCGCTACACCATTCACGAAAGAGCTGGGCTTGTACTTCGATGCGCTCGTCAACGTGACGACAACGAACGAGCTGATAGCCAAAGGCTTGCTTTCCCCTTACAAGATATTCGCCGCTTCCGAACCGGACATGACTGGCGTGAAGGTAAGCGGCGGGGAGTGGGACGAAAAGGAATCATCGAAGCGCGCCCTGGAAGTGGTGGGCGATTGCGTGGCCGAGTACCTTGCGCACGGCGAGGGGAAGAAGTTCATTTGCCAAGCCGTCGATGTAGATCACGTCAAGGAATTGCACCGGCAGTTCATGGAAGCTGGCGTCATGTGCGCCACCTATACATACCTGGACAAAGACGAAGACCGCAAGGAAATCGTGGAAGAGTACCGCAAGCCCGACAGCTTCTATCGCGGCCTAATTACGGTCACGGCTGCCACCAAGGGCTTCGACGTTCCAGACATCGGCGTGCTGATTATGGCAAAGCCATATCGCAAGTCCTTGGCCGACGTTATCCAGTTCTTCGGGCGCGGACTGCGCGTGTCGCCGGAAACCGGCAAGGATGTACTGATCGTGCTCGACCATTCCGGCAACCTGCATCGCTTCTGGAAAGAGTGGACTGAATTCTTCGAGCATGGCGCGCAGGAACTGGATGACGGCAAGAAGTCGAAGTCGAAGGAAAAGCCGAAAACCGAGGAAAGCGAACCGATGAAATGCCCGGTTTGCAAGCGGCTGCACGCGCCCATGCCTAACTGCCCGCAATGCGGCTTCGAGTACCCACGGAAAACCAAGGGCGTGCAGCACAAGGCTGGCAAATTAAAAGAGGTCGCGGCACATGGCGACCCGAAGAAAATGAACGCAGAAATCTGGCCCCAGGTTGTCACATACGCGAAGCAAAAGCGCGGACTGGAAGGCGAGAAATATGCGATGGCAATCTACAAGTCCATCACAGGCGAATGGCCGCGCTCGACGTACCATGCGACTGATGGAAAGCCATTGACCGACGCGATCAGGAAGCGCATAGTTGCGAGCCAGATTCGTTTCGCTAAAGGTAAGGCCAAAGCAAAATGAGCGACTTCTTATTTGTCCTCCAGGCCAACGGCTTCATGGTTGATTCCGTGGAGCCGGATGGTAAATTCCATCGGTGCAAAACCGTGGAGCATCCGAAGAAAAAGAACGGGTATTACAAGCTCAACTATGATGGGCGCGTCGGATACTATGGCGACTTTTCACGCAGCGGGGAAACGCTGACATGGAAGGCGTCCGCCGAACAGATCGAACTGCTGCCGCAGCGCAGTCCCGAAGAAATCCAGGCGCGTAAAGATGAAGAGCGCCGCGTCAAGGTGGCAGCAGTCCACGCCGCCCGCGACTACTACGCCATGGCAAAGCCCATGCAGGGCGGCCATCCATACCTTGAAAGCCACGGCCTGACCGTGCAGGGCTGCGATGCCGTGCGCGTGGACGGCAAGTGGATGGTAGTGCCCATGTATCGCAACGGATCGCTCCTGTGCGTCCAGCGCATCGCTGGCGACGGCACGAAGCTGTATTGGGAGGACGCCATATCGAAGGGCACATCACTCCTACTGGCTCGACACGACAGCACGCTGACCGTGTACTGCGAGGGCTTCGCCACCGGCCTAGCCATCTTCCAAGCCATCCCATCCTGCACTGTCGTGGTCTGCTTCACCGCAGCCAATATGCTGCTGGTCGCCACCGAGTCTAAGCCGCACGGGATGACCGTTGTATGCGCCGACAACGACGTGGCGACAGCAGAGAAATTCAGGCTCACCAAGGGCATTGCGACAAATCCCGGCCTGGAGTACGGGAAGAAGGCTGCGGACGCGCTGGGGGCCGGTTTGGCCTATCCAGTGGGCATTAAAGGCACGGACTGGTGCGACGCATTAATGGAAGGCTGGTCGAAGATGAAGGTACGGCAAGCCATACTGAAGGAGGCCAAGCCAATCTTCAGATAGCAGGACAGTGCTGCGGAGTAGGGAGGGGCAACCGCCGAACGACCGCAGCATGTAGGGGCCAAGAAAGACCGGCAGGGCCAAGCGTGGGTGATAGTGAATAGAGCGCGCCGGGGGAGCCATCATGATGGCGAAAGTCTGTTCTATGTGCGTGGCGTCCGAAGGCGACTCAGGATCAAACGACACCTCACGGTATCAAACGTTCGCGTTTGGGCTGGGGGGTGCTGTCAGACAAACCGAGACAATCTAAGATCAACAGTAAAAAACCTAGATTCATAGTTATCTCTTATAGGTAGATTCCAATTCGCTGTACAGTTCTGTACGCAGAAGCGAACCAAAAAACAACAGTGAAATCAGATAGAATGGTGACTCAATAAGGTAACTTATACCCCACAGAGGAACCAGAAATGCAAGTACATGCAGCGCCATATCACGGTTCGCCACCTGACTGGCATCTGAACCACAAGACAAAGCTTTGCAGGCATTGCAAGCGCCATCGTTCGACGACTCAGTACATCCTGGCGTCCGACGACTTCTGCAAGCAGTGCGTCCTGCGCGGCCACGGCGTCAACCAACAACCGAAAGAAACGACATGAGCCGCATTCATTTACTGGCAGCAGCGAAGTCCAAGCTGGGCGCAAAGAACGACATTGAATTCGGCAAGGCGCTTGGCTGCGTCAAGTCGTTCATTTCGATGATGCGTTGCGGCCAGAAAAACATCCCGGCTACCGTCTTCGACAAGATCGAAGCCGCTGGTATTCCGAAGGAAGAAATTGACCGACTGATGGGGCTGAATGATGACGACGGTAGCGAACCCGTGCAACCTGTGCATGACGTACAGCGGCAGGTATCAAATGAAGAACCAGTGCTGCCAAGTGCGGTATCTGGCGGCGATGCCGAAGCTGCGCCGACAACAGCATTACGAGTCGAAGGTGAAGGAGCTGGGGAAGGAAGCGGTCAACGACCTGATGTTGCTGGTCAACCAGGAACTGAAGCGGCGGCGGGAGTACCTGTCGATGCTCCACGGCGGAAGCGCAACGACCTGAGCAGCATCGTACTGCGCGAAGGCTCGATCTACTACCCGAAGAACGACAGCAAGCACACGCATCGCCGCATCACCGGCCTGACGCGCAACAACAAGGCCAGCTATGTGCTGTACTCCATCGGCAGCGACACGATCCACTGCTGCGAGCGTCGCACGTTCCTTAACTGGATGGACATCACGAAGACCGACAAGACGCCGCTGGCTGGCACAGGGGGCTTCGCATGACCTACGAGTACAACGCCATCAGCCTGCTGGAAATATACAGGTCATCGTATATGGAATTGGTGATTGATTTCCTTATTCGGAATCATCACGCCAGCAGGCAGGAAAAAATGGAATGTATGGGCAATCTTCGCATTGATGCTGGATACTGCCTGGATGCGCCTGACATCATGCCGGGCGGCGGCTGCCAGAAGTTTGAATCATTCGGGCGCGGCCACGGCGCTGATTTTGCAGAACAGATCGAGGTACAACGACCATGAGCAATCAAGACGAATACTACCTGCAAGACAGCCGCAGCATCGTCGGAAACGACATGATGTGGTGGGGCATCATCGGCGGCTACACGAGCGACTTGAACAAGGCCCGCGTCTTCAGCCGTGAGAAAGCCTTCGGCCAGCATGCGCAGCGCGACACGGACATCCCCTGGCCGAAATCCTACATCGACGGCAAATCGCGCCCGGCTGTCGATTTCCAGTATGTGAATCTGGATGAAGCAATGGGCAGCCTGAAACCTATCCTCAACTCTATCAAATAACGGGATCACATCATGGACATCGACACATCATTTACTAAGACCTTCGGCGGCTGCGGCCTTGAAGAATGCTTGCAAAAATATTTCCAGGCTAAATTTACGAATGGCTTGGCAGTACATGACAGCTATCAACGAATCGTTGAAGCCATCCACGCGCACGGCATGGAAATGGCGACGAAATCCAGCGCCGACCTGTCGGCCCGCATCCGCCTGCTGGAAGCCGAGCGTGACAAGGAACAGCAGCGCTATGAAGTCCTGCGCTCGCAGAACGTAGCGCTCCAGCATGAGCTGGCCCGCGCCGAAGCTAAGGCTGCCGAAGTCATTGCCAGCAGCAACGAGCGCGACGATTTCGAGCGTTTGCTTATGCAAAGCAATGCCGAACTGACCAAGGAAAACAACAGCGCACACGCTGCGATAGTTGCCGCCCAGGACGAGCTTGCACGCATTACGCAGATCAACGACAACACGGCTGATAAATTGGCGAATTGCCGTCAAGACCTGGACGCTGTTCGCCGCCGCTATGTTGATGCTAAGAAAGAGCTGGATAATTTTAGCGTGGTAGATGCCGACTTCGCTGAAGTGGCGCCAAGCGTACTGCGCAAGTGCGCCCGCAAGATCGGCGGCTCGTTCCAGGCTGACGGCAACATCGTGGCCGACTTCACGAACATGGCTGGCGAGCGCCGCCTCGTCCTGGAATTCGCCGCCTATCCGGGTATGCTGCATATCTACAATCCTAACCAGATCGAGATTGCGGAATGAGCGAGCACTCGAAGCGCCTGGAAGTGGGGGCGCGTGTCGTCACCACTTTCTCGGGCCGCATCACGGTGCATCACATCACCAAGAAGATCATCACGCCGCACTGCCAAAGTGGCGTGATGTTTGAAGTCGAACCGCCAGTGCCGAAGTCCAGCGGCGGCGACGCCAAGATGGATGCCGACTGGTTCCAGGAGTGGAAATGACGAACGCTATCCGCTGGTCGCAAGAAATGCTCGACGACTACGAGAAACGCCTGGGCCGCAAGCTCAAGCTGGCGCAGCCGAAGGACGAGGCCGCGCCAGAAGCCAAGCCTGCGCGCAGCAAGTACAACAACGTCAAGGTGGCGACGGCGGATGGCGTCTTCGATTCCAAGCGCGAGGCAGAGCGCTGGAAGCATCTGAAGGAAGGCGAGGCGTTGGGCTACATCACGAACCTGATACGGCAAGTGACGTTCGAGCTGGCGCCGAAAGTAAAGCAGGAAGGTAGCGAGCGGGCCACGCCAGCCATGCGCTACAAGGCGGACTTCATCTATGTCCAGGGCGGCGTGCTCGTCGTCGAAGACGTGAAGGGCATGAAGACCCGCACCTACCTGATGAAGAAGCACCTGATGGCGACCATCCACGGCATCACGATCAAGGAGACATAATGACGAAGCCCATCATCCCGCTGCTGCACAACTTCCCTCCTGTCGAAGACGTGACGAAGGAAGAAGTCCTGGCATTCATGCAGCGCAATATCGGCACGTTCTTTTCGAGCAACGCCATAGGCGAGAAATTCAACCTTGGCAAGAACGCGGCGCGCAACCGGCTCGAAGCGCTTATCGCTGACGGCGAAATCGAGCGTAGCATGGACAAGCGGCTGGTCAGTTACTTCATCCCGGCGCCCGCTGGCAGCATCGGCCTTTCACGCGAGCACAACATCGACAAGCCGTTGTCAGAAGATTACAAGCGCAAGATGCGGCATGTGTACGAGCTGATCGACGAGCGCCGCATTAAGTAAGATATTTTGCAGAGTCAAGTATTGATTTATACTGCAAGCTGAAAAGCCACATCACCTCACGAGGCACATATCATGGCAACGAAACCGAAGGCACCGCCACCAGTCCAGATTCCGTATAAGCCGAGCGAGGCCGACATTCTGCGCCAGCTTGGCTTCGGTATGAAGGACGATGGCCGGGGCCGGTAAAGAGTCTCCTTCGTCGGGGGCGTTGACACCTCCCGGCGCTTTACCCTGGCGCCACTCACGCCAGGGATTTTTTTATTAACGTGGAGTAACTATCATGGCACTCAATACCCAGCTCGCAAACGTCACTGTCAACGCTCAGGCTGATGCGCTTGCTACCTTGCTGAATAGCGGCTACCTGCGCATTTACAGCGGCACGCAGCCAGCCACGGCTGACACGGCGCTGTCGGGCAACACGCTCCTGGCCGAGCTGCGCTTCAACGCTACGGCGGCGCCTGCTGCATCTGGCGGCCTGCTGACGTTCAATGCCATCACGTCGGACTCGTCCGCCGATGCGAGCGGAACGGCTACCTTCTTCCGCGCCCTGAAGTCCGATGGCACTACCGTCGTACTGGATGGCAGCGTCGGCACCTCGTCCGCAAACTTGGTGCTGTCCACCACGACCATCACGGCGACGCAGGTTGTCTCGTGCTCGTCCTTCACGCATGACGTGCTGAACTCCAGCAGCGGCCTGTAAGGTAGAGCGCCATGACCTTGCAGATTGCCGACCGTGTGAAGGAAACGACGACGACCACGGGAACCGGCTCGCTTACAGTCGCCGGGGCTATGACCGGCTTCCGTGCTTTCTCGTCGGTATGCGGCACGGGAGACACGTTCTATTATGGCGTGCAGGCCGTGGATGGCAATGGCGTTCCCACAGGGGATTGGGAAGTCGGCTTCGGCACGTACAGCGGCACGAACACGCTTGCTCGCACGACCGTCCTGACTTCCAGCAACGCAAACGCAGCGGTCAATTTCTCCGCTGGCACGAAGCAGGTATGGATTGACTTGGCAGCCGCTCAGATCAACGCCATCCCAGCAGCCGATTATGTTTCTTATACCTTCGCAGGGGGTCTGTAATCATGCCTACCGCTACTCCAATTTTTCCGCAGACCGTCAAGAACTTCGTTGCCCAGGTCTTGCCAGCCGACGCTTCCGGCAAGAAAACCCTCGTCACTGGCGCGACCAATGGCACGAAGGTTGAAGCCATCATGGTGGCATCGACCGATACTTCGGCCCGCGACTTGCAATTGATCCTGACGATCAGCTCCGTCGATTACGTGCTGACCACGGTTTCGATCCCGCTGACGGCTGGCTTCATCAACAGCGCGCCGTCCATCGACATCCTGCGCAATGCGCAGTTCCCAGGCTTGGCCTATGACGCGAACGGCAACAAGGTGCTGTACGTCGCCAGCGGCGCAGTCCTGAGCGTCAAGACCCTGACCACTGTTACTGCCGCCAAAGAAGTCGATGTCTTTGGCTACGGCGCGGACTTCTGATTATGTTGGGCGAAATCGGACAGCGACTGAAGGGCGGGCTGCAATACTTGCTCGTGACCTTCCTCGGCACGACGGTGAATATCCGTGTGCATCAAGGCCAGGACTTGACCATCCAGCCGGGCGACGCCATTTCTGCTGGCACCGGCAGCACTGGCCGCACCATGACCATCAAGGGCGGCCTTGCGGCATCCGCAACTGGCGTCAACGTCGCCACTGGCGGCGCTGTTGCAATCACTGGTGGCGACCCTCCTGCGCTCTTCGGCTCCAATGGTGGCGGGTCAGGTGGCAACGTCAACATCACTGGCGGCGCTGGCCTTGGCGGATCGTCAGGTAATGGCGGCAACGTCGTTATCACTGGCGGCGCTGGTACTGGCGGCAATAATGCTGGTGGCGTAACGATTACGAACGGCGCTGGCGGTTCGCCGCTGATCCAGATCGTCGGCGCGGCAGGCACTGGCGGCGCCATTACGATCAAGTCAGGCTCCAGTGGCGGCGCTGCTGGCGGCGCTCTTCTTATCCAGTCGGGCGATGGAACCAGCTTGAACGCTGGTGGCACCATGACCCTGCGCCCAGGCGATTCCAGTAACGAAGTGGGCCAGCATCTACTGCTTCAGGGCGCGGCGGCCAGCGGCGGCAATCGCCTTGGCGGCCACGTCAAGCTGCAAGGCGGCGCCGCTTCAGGCACTGGCGGTTCGGGATGCGTCATCACGCTTACGCCGACAGCGGATCAGGCTTACTCGAAGCAGGTTCCCACTACCGGCTTTTCCATCACCATCGCCAACAACATCCGCACGCTGATCCTCGATCCGGCTGGCACGCTGGCGACCGGCACCATCACGATGCCCGCCACGGCGACTGATGGGCAGAGCGTCCGCATCACTTCGACGCAGATCATCACGGCGCTTACCGTGTCTCCCAATTCGGGCCAGTCCATCACGAACGCGCCAACAGCATTCAATCCGAACCTGACCGGCGCGCAGGGATACGAATTCATCTATGTCGCTGCCAATACGACGTGGTATCGCTTGCAATAACAACCGGGGCATACCATGGCGCTTGGCTTCGGCTCAATCTCGGAAGTAGCAATTGTTGCCCAGCGCGATGCTGCTGGGCTGGCAGCTATTACTTCGACCGGCACGACATCGCAGGCACAAACGGCGGCAGCTACTGCGGCCATCAGCGTGGCAGCCACGGCGACGACGAGCCAAGCGCAGACCACGGCAGTGTCGGCGGCCATCAGCGTGTCGGCTGCCGTCACTACATCCCAGGCTCAGAGCACGGCGGCCACGGCTGCTGTCGCCACGTCAGCCAGCGTTACAACGTCCCAGGCGCAGACGACAGCGGCCACGGCAGCCATCAGCGTAGCGGCTGCCATTGCCACGTCACAGGCGCAATCTGTGGCCGCCGTAGCTGCCGCAACCTTCAGCGCCACGGTGGCTACATCACAGGCTCAGACCACTGCGGCGTCGGGCGGCATCAGCGTTTCAGCAATAGTTGCCACAAGCCAAGCCCAATCTAACGCGATTACAGGGGCCATAGCGGCTTCCGCAGCCGTCCAGGTAGCGCAGGCGCAGACAACCTCCGCAAACGCCAGCGTGGCATCATCTGGCGCGGCAGCGACGCATCAGGCGCAAACTACCAATGCGGTAGGCGATGTCCGCACCGTAATGGGCACTGGCGTGCTGTCGTGCGACATCAGGGTATCCCCATCCGTGGCGCTCCAGGCTCGCACCTGGGCCGCGACCAGGATGGAATTTTCTTTCCGCGCCGCCGTCAAGGGGCGAACCGACGTGAGGCCCAATCCATGAGCACCATTCAAAACCTTTATGTCGGAAACGACAACGTGCTGGAAGTGGCATCCCTGAAGGACGACACGACCGGCGAATTTTTAAACAGCGCGACCGTCAGCGTGACGCTGAAGAACGCGAGCACAGGCGTGAATGTGGTGGGCGAGACTTGGCCCTTGAATATGTCCTACATTACTGACTCGAACGGGATTTTTCGTTGCTCGCTGAAGCATGAGCTGGAACTACTGGCGGGACAGCAATACAATGCTGTGATTACTGCGGATGGTGGGGTGGGGCTGTACGCGAGCTTCACGGTGCTTTGTGTCGCCCGCGCACGGAACTAAGGAAATTTGCGGAAGTCGGGATGCTGGTTTGTCTTTATGAGGAACAGCTCCCAATCTGCTGGGGGCATGTTCGTGAGGCCGGTTTCCCATTCGCTCCAGCGCTGTAGGCTATTGCGGTACAACAGGTCTGCGGCTTCCTCCTGCGTCAATCCAGCGGCTTTCCTGGCCGCCTTAATCTGATCGACTGTCGGGCTAAGTTCGTGTCTCAAAACATTCCTCCTTAAACGTACAAGCGTGGTTTGAAAATCCCGCCGACTTCGACCGCAAGCACGTCGAACCAGTCGAGCGCCTTATGCACGGCTTGCAGGCGATTGGCGGCAGTGGTGACGAACTTGTGGGCCACGAAGCCGTGCTGGATCGAGTAGACCCCAGGCGCCACTTCAATGACCGTCAGCCTGCCGTAGATCGTCGCCACCTTCGTTTCCTTGCGGCATGTGTACGGCGGACGCGGCCATGCCTTGTGCGACGTGTAGTCGTGGAAGGCCAGCGCCCATATCGAGTAGCCGGTCAGGATCAACAGCGGATGGGCGACCAGATCATGCAGGATGGCCCAGCCGCGTCTTTCTTCAGCGTTTGCGCACGCCACGCGGGGATCGGTTTTCATTACTGCCACACTGGATGGGATTCTTGATTCACGCTCAGGCCGACGACGATGCCAGCATCGTCCAGGCTGATCGTCACGCCGTTGTCTTGCAGGCCATCCAGGAAGCCTTCAATGAACAGGTGATGCTCTTGCGTGTGCGCGGCATAGCCTGCGGCGATTGCGGCGGCCTTGATGTCCGTGAAAATCTGGCCCAGGCGAACCGTCGTGACGGCGTGCAGGCCGCGCTGGTAGGCTACCCCACTGGCTTGTTGTTCCAGTATCGTGGCAGTCATCTGTTGCAGCTCTTGCGATTGGTTTTTCATGATGTGCTCCTTCAGTGGGGTTATCGGGAAAGGCTCCCGTGTATGCGCCCGAAGACGCATACGCTGGCCCTTTCAGTCGGCATGTCGTGTTGCCCATGCTGGCGTGTTGTAGAAACTTTCGTTGTTATCTTTCCGCATTCCCATGATGACGCCGGTAAAGCGTCCATCATCGAAATTGACTACAGCGCGGGACTTGTCGTGACCAATATAGAGCTGGTTGAATTGGCGCTTGCCGGTCAACATGATGTTGGCCTTCTGGAACGCCACCAGATATGTAACGTCAAGCTGCGCAGCCGTACCGCTTACCAGTTTGTCTGACATCACCCTGGTGTAGTCGGGGAACTTCGCGTCGATCATTTCAAAGGTCTTCGTTACCCGCGTATAGGGATCGAACATCGACCACAAATTGCCTGGGCCGTCGTGCGACAGGAAGACTTTGTTTGAGCCATCCCTTGTGGGCTTGAAAAACTCAATCACATCACGCGGGATGATGTATTGCCCAGGTGCTATGTCGCCAGTGCCGTAAAGTTTGAGCACGCCCATGATGTGCCCGTTCGTGGCGACCAGACGGCCTTCCGTCTTGCCGATTTCCAGGAGCACGCCGTTCAAGTACCAGCGGATGTCCTGCTTCGCTGCGATATGCAGCATGGCGGCCATGTCGCGCTTCAGGATTTCGTAGCTCATACCTTGCCCCCTGCGCGCTTGATGGCGCCGATTGCCTGACTTGGCGCCTCGTTCATTTCCATGATGGTTTCGGCCTGGAGCGCGCTTGCGCCCCAATTCATATCCTTCGCCATCAGCCGATGCAGCTTCACCATCCGCTCCAGCGCCGCCAGCAGGAACGGCGCCGCTTCGTGGACGGCGCGCAGCTTGAGCTGTTGCTCGTACCAGTCGTCCGTGATGTCGATGCGCTTATCGACGGGCGCGAAGCTGATGACTACTTCGGGCTTAGGTTTTCTGTGGTCGCTCATGATGTCCTCACTGGCGAACGGCAAAGCGTGGCACGAAGAAATTTTCGAGCTTGCCTGTGTCGTGGTTAATGTGCCGGATCATGCCGCCAACGTCGTGCGACAGATTGAAGTCGTCCGCGTCCAGCAGCTCTTGCAGGCGCAGCGGCGTGCCGTTGTTGTGGGTAGCCGTGATGCTCATTTCAACATCCTGCTGATCCAGGTCGGCGCCATGATTCGTGTACAGCTTCACGGCCCGTTCTGCTATCGCTTTAATCAGCTTGCCGTCTGCCTTGCTGACCTTCCAGTTTAAGATTGCCATGATGTTTCTCCTTCGTTGCGGGTCAAAGCGCCCGTAACAGCCCACGGGGATGGGCTGTAGCTGGAGCTTTAGTTTGGAAAAGCTGCTGCGCCGCCGAAAATCTGGCGCAGGATTTCGTCCAGCTCTTGCTGATGTGGGCTGCGATGGTGGCGCGGCTTGTCGTAATCAGGATCAGCCACGCGGGCCGCAGCTTCTGCCTTGAGGATTTGCGCTGGCTGAAGCTGGCCGCGTTCCAGCGTGAACTTGAACGTTTTCAGGTCAAGATCAATCTTCAGCGTATCCCCAGGCTTGGGGAATTCGTTGCGCGCATCGGCAATGATGGCATCGGCCAGCTTGCCAAACAGATGATCCAGACCTTCGTGGCCGAGCTTCTTATACCGGCGCGCTGCCACGCGGTATCCGATGCGAATCCAGCCGCGCACGTCATCGACTACGCTGCGGAATTTTTCGGCGTCAGTGAAGAGTTTCCTGTTGTCGTTACGGCTCGTCAGAGCGTGGGGGCTGGCGGAATTAATTTCCGTTTCGCGCAACAGGCGGCGCAGCATATGCTCGCCAATTTCATCGAGCGGTTTGTTTGCCAGCTTGCTTGGCGGCTTCGGCACATTGTAGTTTTGCAGGGCCAGGAAGACACTCAAATCGCTGGCGCTGGCTTCGTACATTTTATGCGGGCTTTCGTGCATACGCCCGTACATCGTGACGCCGAAGGCGCGCAGCTCGCCATCGAATGCAGACCTGTCGTCCAGGTGCTCGATCATGTCATGTGCGACGACGTGGGCCAAGCCTGGATCGAAATTAGGACAGCAGTTAGGCTTCCAGCCGTCCACGGCTTTCGTTACTGTCCAGTCAAACGTGCGCGAGCGGATATGCGATGTCATGATTATTCTCCTTATGTGAACCGGGACAATCCCCGACAATGCCCCGCCGAAGCGAGGCATTAGCTGGTGCTGTCATTTGCGGCGTATGCTGTAGCCAAGTGGGCTGTATTCGTTCCAGATTGCGCCACTTGGATCGAGGCGCTTCTGCGCTTCGGCCAGCTCTTCGTGCTCACGCTTGCCACGGCGATACTCGCCATCGTCGTCAGCGTAAGCGAAATACCAGTCAAAACCCTTGAGCCGGTTTCGGTACTGGTCGAGGTCGTCGATCATGCTGCTACTCCTTCGGTTTCACGGAAGCGTTTGCGGGATACCGACAGGGCGACTGGCACGCTGTCGGCGGGATTTGCAACGATGTCCTCCGGGTCTTCCCACTGGACAGCCACCGTGGCAATGTAGTGCGACGGCGGGTCGATGTCGGCCACGGCCTGTTCGCGTGAATCGTACAGATCGCCAGCGTGGCGGTCTAAGGTATTGGGTTTGCCTTCGCGGTGAAACCAGCCGCTGCGATAGATATTCATGTAGCAGGTTTTCGTAGCCATTTCGTTCTCCTTGGTGGGGGTCAGGGGTGATGGATCAGCCAGCAAACGCCGGGACTTCTTCAACTGGAAATTCGTTCAACTTCTTGAACGCGAGCGATGCCAGGGACAGCAGCGCGTCCTTGACATCGGCCTCACTTCGACCGGCGAAGGACAGCGTTATCACCGGCTCGTTATTGGCCCGCATCTGCACCGTATGTGCGCGGGGGTTCATCGTGATGGATACGGATTTCATGGTCTACTCCAAAAGCGGGACAATCCCCGTGGTAGCGCCCTGTCACGGCGCTACGGCTGGTACTGTCAGGACAGCGGGAAGATCAGCGCGTCGATGCTGTACTGGCCTGTGCCAGCCAGGACGATGACGGCCAGCAGGAACAGGTAGAGCACTTCTGGCAGGTAGAGCCAATCGGCTACCCAATCGCCGCGATTGATCGGATGGTAGGCCGCCACCTTAGCCTTCGCTTCGCAGCAGCAGGCGACGACGCAGATAATCATCAGCACGCCAGCATTGAAGGCAGACAGCAGGCCGATGGCGAGCATCACGCCGGATGCGAATTCCCAGCCGGGAACCCACCATTGCATAAAGCCCAGCGCAGGGATGTGATTCTTGCGCAGGTTCGCCGTCAGCGAGTTATGGCGCCCGACGTTGAAGAGTTTGTTGAAGCCGGATATGGCGAAGAACGTGCCGACGCAGAGCCGCGTCAAGGCAAGAGCTGCATCCGGGGCAAGCAGGCCGTGGGCCGCGATGTTGAGGATGTCCATGTCAGCCGTCCGAGTCGTTGAAGATCATGACCAGGGCCACAAAGACGACATAAGCGGCGGCGACTTTAATCAGGAAACTGTCCGCTTTGCAGCGTGCAGCCCGACATACCTTCGGGATAATTTGCTTCATGGTTTTCTCCGGTTAAGGGCAAAGCGCCCGACACTGCGCAGCACCGTGAGGGAGGCGCTGCGCAGTAGCTGGAGCTTTAGAAGGCCAGGAGCCACAGCATGTTGGTCAGGAAGGCCACATGCGCGACTTGCTGCGGGAAGAAGTGGGACAGCGTAAGGCCGGTCGCAACGATGGCCTTCAGCACCAGCACGCGCTTGACGTGCGGCGATTTAAGGATGGCAAGCATCATGCCTCCTTAGCGAACGACAGCAGGAAGTCCGCCACGATAAAGAACAGCGTGACGCCAGCCGCGTAGCGGTAAAACCCGTGTGCCTCGACGGACACGATGCCGAGGTAAGCGGAGTGGAACAAGTGTTCGCCTTTATGGCAAACGACGTGGCCGATTTCGTGGGCCTTGTGACGCAGGCGCACCAGGACGGCGCGGATGGATGGATGGGGCATAACTACCTCTTGAAAGTGGGGGGATTGGAAGGGGGCGGATGCCCATGCGATGCGTCATTCTGTGATGGCTGATGCAGGCCATTACCGGGAAAAGCGCCCGTAACAGCGTCCAGGCGGGCGCTGTAGCTGGAGCTTTAATTCAGATTGCCGATACTGACCATCGGGAAGCTGATGGAATTCAGGATCAGGCGGGCCACGTCGCGCGATTGGCCCAGGTAGATCAGTTCGCCCGACAGGATGACGCCGTGGCTTTGCCCCTCTTCCAGCGTGGGAGTGGGAAGGTCAGGGTAGGGCATCAGTTCATTGTGGCTGTCCATGTCAGCCGCCTGCTGCGAGCTTCAGGCTCAGGGCGAAGGCTTCAGCAGCTTCGTGCGTGGCAAAGCCTTCGATGACTTGGCCGTTAGGCTTGACGATGCCGTGTTTCATCACGTCGCCGCGCTGGTAGGCGTACACCATGTAGGGGAAGATATTGCCACGATTCAGTTCCTCTTTCGTGGTGTGGCCGTTGATAGTCGATTCCATGATAAGGCTCCTATTTTTTGAAACAGTGATTGCGGCGATGTGCTCGCCAGAAGGTGTAGACCGCTCCCTTGGCCGACACGGGCAGCATCCCCCATATAGCGAAGATGATGTGGTGCTCGACTGCGGCGATCTTGCTGCGGATCGCGTTCATGATAATTCTCCATCCGGGATAAGACCCGTAGATGCCTCGCACGCGGGGCATCTGCTGGTGCTATCTGAGGTAGCCTGGAAGGCTGCTGGCGCCTTCGGTATCGACGATGTTCTCTGCGACCAGCTCGCCGCGCAGCTCGAACTCGCCACGCTTCACACGGTCAGCGATGTAGTCCGACGACAGCACGCCATCAGGGAATATCTCGCGCAGATGGCTGATGTTGCCTTCCGTGGCGATGCCCTGATACTTGTACAGGTCGCCTTCATACATCGGGATGATCGAGTAGAAGTGCCCGATGGGGTTCCAGTGGTTTGGTGGGGGAGTCCAGGATGACATGATTTTCTCCGGTAAGAGGGCACAGCGCCCGTAATAGCGTCCGTGGTGGGGCGCTATGGCTGGAGCTGTTTATTCTGCAAGCGGCGACCACAAGGCAAGCATGTATTGCCAGTGTGGCTTCATGAACGCGATGATGGCGTCCTCGTCTGCGCGGCATACGTCTACTTCGCAGCTTGTCGCCTTGGCTTTCCGCTGTCCCATATAGAACAGCATGAGTTTGCCATTGCGGTAATTCACGTCGCCATTGAATGTTGACTTCCCATCGTCATCCGCTTCTTCTTTCCAGTCCCAGCGGTAGATCAGGTTGTAATCCATGTCAGCATCGCCCATTTCGTCGATGAAGTCTTGCCAGCTTTTATATTCAAAGTGGCAGTGATTGCTGAAGTAGTTACCTTCCTGGCAGTAGTAACTGTGTTTCACTTCCCATAAGTGTTTCATGATTTCTCCTTGCAGGCACAGCGCCCGGAGCTGCCCCCTGTCACGAGGCAGCAACTGAAGCTGTATGTGGTGTTTCGATATTTCGCGTGCTTCACATCGGTGCTTGACCCAGGGATCAGCCTGGAACCGCAGGCCAGCGTTGTGTGGCCCGTTCGTGCTTTCTTTTTCGTATCTAGCGAGGCGGTGATGTAGGGCCGAGGCCATTTCTTTCTGCTGGAAGCAACTCGTTCGCTAGAACTTAATGCCAGCATAGGTTACGGAAAGCGGTAGTTCAAGGACTATTTTCACGGATACCGTAAGAAAGTCGTATATACAACCTGTTGTGTTGCAGCCACGCAGCAGAAGCGCTGGAAAATACCTGCCGCAGCTCATGTAAAATGGAATCCGTCGAGCAAGAGCCAGCCGGAAATGGCGCAGCGGCAGCCACCAGATAGGTGGGCCAAACTTGCTCGATCATGTCCAAGCGCGGTTTGGCTCCGTGCAATGTGCTAAAAAAGCTGCCTCATGCTAGGGACTGAGCCGGGTAAGACCGGCAAGAATTGCAACAGGAAAGAACGACGAAGGATCATTAGGCGTGACGCACTCGGGATTGCTTATGCAGACCTGTAGCTATGAACGAAAATGCCGGGTTCGTGCCGAGGACGGAAGGCATATGCCGTGACTTACGCCGGATGGAAAGAATCCGGCACCTACATGCAACACGTACCGGAAGGCGGACACAATCGAGTAAGCAAGGGCCGGGAGTCCCTTCCGAAAATCTGGAAACGAGCCTTTATGGCAGGGAGGAATTAGACTCCCCGCTTGTTGCCTCTCACGAGGCGGCAAGTGAGGCGGCTCAGGAACGCCCATCTTCGCTTGCTGTGGGGGCGTGGCGATGATGGCCTGAGCTGCCTCACTTGGAAAGCGGACGAGCTGGTGCAACCTGCGGGGGAAGGCCAGTGCCAAGCGAGTACAAGGCGATAAGCGCGGGATAACGAAAGCGTTACGACCGCCTGACACCTGGGAACCTACAGGCCCGCGCAATCGTTTATTTTGTCGCTATATGGGGTTTGTCCTCTACATCCGGCTTTGACCTGCTGGATGGTAGGGCTGGACTGGTCATCCAGCAGCCGCGCCCGCGAAGGGTATGAGGAAACCCCCATATAGCGATACCAACTGGAGAACAGCATGAAGATGACCGCAGTTAAGTCCAGCAACATCGCAGCAATCGGCTACGAAAACGGCACGCTTGCAGTGCATTTCGTAGGCAGCAAGAATAATCCTGCTGGCAGCGTGTACCACTATGCAAATGTGACGCAGGCGCACTATGACAAGCTGATGAAATCCGACTCGCTCGGCGTCGGCTTCAGCAACATCATCCGCAACGCATACAAGGGCGTGCAGCAAGTCGAAAAGAAAAAGTAATACCGTTTCACCCCTCTTACCCCACTACAGAAAGACCGCAATGACCGCCACAAAGATACCCGAATTGGGCACGGCGCTTCCAGAACTGGAGCGCGCTGTTCGCCTGCTGTTTCGCGCAAAGCATGAGCTGCGCAAGGCAGCGCTACCCCTCCCAGGTTCCACCTCGTCCACCTACGTGTTGATCGCATTGATCGACTCGTATTTCTCCACGCTCCAATCCGTAGAGGTTCCAAAATGAGCCAAGCACTCGAAAAAGCTTTCCACCTTCGCATCAAGCAGTTTGCCAGCAAGCGGCTGCAAGGCATGACCATGGGCGCGTTCCGCGAAGTCCTGGGCATGCAGGCGCCCGCCGATGGCACGCCGCCGCTTGACGTGGTGCTGGAAGCGCCCGGCCTGACGCGCTACGCACCAGCGCCGCCGCCTGGGGGCATGATCCGCACGAAGGCGGGAACCTGGGTAACGGTGGAAGACGCCCATGAATACGCCGACAGCCAGTACAACAAGGGCTTTGCCACGGGCCAGGGCGGCTGGAGCTTCTTCGAGCACCTGTCGCGGCAGGCCGAGTGGTCGCGCAACACGTTCGGCCCAGGCCAGCGCACGAAAGGCATCATCGACCACATCACCAAGGAGCTGGGCGAAGTGGCAGCCGATCCCCTCGACCTGAAAGAGTGGATCGACATCGTTATCCTGGGCCTGGACGGCGCGTGGCGGGTAGGTGCATCGCCCCAGCAGATCATCGACGCCCTGAAGGCGAAGCAGGCCAAGAACGAGGGCCGCAACTGGCCTGACTGGCGCACGGCTGACCCTGACAAGGCAATCGAACACGACCGCACGGGGGAATGATGAAAGCCAGCCCAGTAGGAGCCTTGATGTTTTTGCGGCCAGATACGACGTATGGTTTCGGCGGCGTCGTGTACCGGAAGCGCATCAAGGGTAGTCAGCAGGCATATGTTTTCGTTGACGCTGACGATGCAGAAAAAGCCGCTGCCAAGGACAATCTTGTTGCGATTCACAAGGGGGAATGATGGACATCAAGCAAATTGCGCGGGCGCGGCAAGCCCTCAACGACATGGACGACTTTGCACGCATGAGCTGCGGAGTAGACGCCTTCGGGCCACGTAAGGCGCTGGAAGAATTCATCAGCTCCGTCGAGGCCGTGGTATCGCCAAACGCGAAATTGAACAAGCACGGCCACGAGGCGCATTGCAATCTCATGTTCCCCTTCACGATAGACTCGGCTGACGATCATTGCGATTGCGTGGCGGCCACGATCAAAATTGCAGAGGATGGGAAGAAGATTAAAACATGGCAAGAGCGGACAGGGAATCATCGTGTGCGCCCAGGAAGCACGAAACACATGATCGAGGAAATAGCTGAATTGCGCTCCGCTCTTGCGGCAGCCACGTCGCAGCCGGTTAATGTTTGGAATGCCTGGAAAGCCAGCGCTGCAAATGAATGCGCGCTGCGGCTGGCGCTGGAAGACTTTCTCAAAATGTACGTGGGCAACGTGAATAGCGGCGATTGGGGCCACTGGAACCCGGAAGAAGATGAAGAAGTCATCGCCGCCCGTGCTGCACTTGCTGGGAAGGCGGGGGTATGATGCGCGCACCACTGAGAATCCGCGTCATCATCGAAGAAGGCAGGTTCGGCAACGTCTTTGCCGAGGCAGCCGTCGATTTATCGCCTGACATGAATGAGGTGATGACGCCGTTGAAAATGTCCGATGGGCCATTCCCATTTTTCGACACGCCAATGGCTACCGTACATCGCGTGCGGGATATGCGCGAATACACCGTGGATCGCCTTGCGCCTGAAGTGGCGAAAGTGCTGATTAAGGCCATGCGCTCCAAGGACACCATGAACGGCTACACCATCGCGGAACAGGAAGAATTCAAGAAAGGCGGCGCGTGATGGATGTCATCGAAACCATCATCGCCGCCATCGCTGTGGAAAAGGTCATGCTTTCCAAGTGCAGCTATACATTTCGCACTGAGCTGATGGAAGTGGAAGTCGTCGGCTACATGCGCAGCGTCTGCGGGCTGAATGACCCACGCGAGCGGTACTACTACACGGCCATCATCAAGCGCCCGGCACGCATGGCGAAGGAATATGATTTTTCCCTGCTACTGCCAGCGAAAGACACGCTTACCGTCAACGTGGTACGTATGCTCAATAAAGGCTGGAAGCCGCCTATGTTCCCCAAGGGGATCAACGTTATAGACAGGAGGCTGTGATGTGGGCGCTGCTGGACGTGCTCCAGTTCATCGTGCTCATTGGCATCCTGGCTATGTGGCTCAAGGGCAAGAAGCGATAAACCTACGATAATAGGCGTCAACATCAATTGCAGGGGTAGACCATGAGCAACGACGACGAAATCCTGGGGGATGAAATCCCTATCGTCCGCACGGGGAAACGGTACTCGAAGCAGGGCAAGACGACCCCGACGACCAAGGACACGCCGAGTGGAAGCAAAGCATCATCGCAACCCAAGGCGAAGCCAAAAGCCAAGAGCAAGGCTAAGGCTCCCACCAAGGGGAAGAACACAAAGACCGTAAGGGACATTGCTCCAGTTACGGTAGGAGGCCGCCCCTCTGTGTACGATCCTGAGCGCCACCCGCGTCTGGTCTATAACCTCGCACTGGTGGGCTTTTCGGACAATGCCATCGCCAATAGTCTCTGCATCGCTCCATCCACATTTAACAATTGGAAAAAAGAGCATGAAGGGATTATGAACAGCCTGGAGCAAGGGCGGGAACAGGCTGATGGAGCCGTCGCTGCGTCCCTCTTGCAACGGGCGCTCGGCTACTCCCATCCCGACGTGGATATAAAAATGTACAAGGGAGATATTATCGAAACGCCAATCATCAAGCACTACCCGCCCGACACGCAGGCAGCGCTTACGTGGCTGAAGAATCGGCAGAATCGCCACTGGCGTGACCGCACCGTGACTGAGGTAGTGGGCCTGGACGACGGGCCTATCCAGCAGGTAGTCGGCACCATCACGGATTACAACAAGCTGCGCGAGAAAATGAAGTCACTGAAAGGCACGAAATGAGCAATTACGATCCATACGACCCTGACGACGCGGCCAGGATGAAGGCGCTGCAAGAGGAAGTCATGAGCGACGAATACCGCGCCCTGAATGCCTTTTTTAACCGCTCGCTGGACGACAATTCAGCGCATCGTCCGCCACGACTCAAGGGCGTCAAATACGCTGGCGAGCGTGACTACTTCATCAAAAGCCCGGCCATCCATGAGCAAGTGCAGGCGGCCATCCGCGAGGCTAACATGACCGGCGTGGGCGTCATGCAAGGCGGCAAGCACATACCGACTGCCGACATTTACCGGCCAAACCACATTATCGACATGGCGAACAAGCCCGACGACAAGATGGAGATTGGCTTCCTGGAGAATATCCGCTTCGTCGTCAGCAGCGACAGCCTCGACCCTGCACTGTTGGATGCGAAGAGGAAGCTCAACAAGGACTTGGCAGAGCTGCACAAGCTCCAGCCCAGCAAGCTGCTGCTGGATATGGTGGCGCAGCTCCAGCCTAGCTGCATCACTGAATCTCCCGTCAGTCAGGTACTGCGCAAGATGGAAGAGGCGAAGAAGAAGGCCGAAGCGCCGTTCTATCCACGGCTGCGCCCCGTCAAGGCATCCATCAGCGGCATGACGGAGTGGCAGGCGGACGAGTCGGCGCACCATGCGCGTGGCATGACGCCAGCAACAGCATATGACGCCCTGGCGCGCTACATCGGCGTGCGCAGGCAATCGCGGCCATCGTCCTACCGCATACCCAGGACGCTGGAAGGCGTGCAGCAGAAGCGCTCTATTGCGGCCCTGCCCAGCATCGTCGTAGTATTCCCTACAGGTGCTGCGCGCTGGAAGGCTTCACTGGACGGCAAAGCATCATATGGCCCTACGCCCACGGCAGCACTGCGAGCGCTGATGGCTCAGATCAACATGAAGGACATAGGCAAAGCCGGGGGCTGCTGATGGGCATGATCTTGAACGTGGGAGTGGGGATGTACATGATGGCTATCGTCGTGGGCATCCTGATTCCCCTGCTGGTGTACATCCAGCACGACTGTACAAATCTGTACAACGAGTGGAGCGACGAACAGCCTTGCGACCACTTCCGCGTGCTGGCCGCCCTTGGAGACAAGACGGGCAAGTGCGTTAAATGCGGGGCCGATGTTGACCTCGATTCGATGAATCCGTAGTGCAACCGCAGTAAAACAAAGGAGTATCACCATGCTGTCTCACATCCGCAAAAACTGGTCGCTGTATGCAGCAGTGGCCTTCGCCATCATCGGCACCATCCTCCTGTTCTCGGGCCATGCCCAGGCAGCCGACCCGCCAGCCAAGGCCAAGCAGGAGCTGGTGGCAGCACCATCCGAAGCAGTAAAGGCCAGCACGCACGGCTATGGCGTCCTGGCAGTCAGCGAAGACGACGCCATCGGCTGCGCCAACAAGGACAACTGCATCCTCGTATCCCGTGAAGCCTTCATGATCCTGATCGGGCGCATCGACAAGGCCAAGGCAGCGGCGGCCAAAGCGCAGAACGAGCTGGAGAAAATCCAGGAAGCCAAGGGCGCCGGTAAATGCACGTAGCGCACTGCAACATGACCTGAAGTCAAAACCCGCGTTTTGCCGCACTCGTCATAGGGTGCGGCATCGCAACATAAAGGAACAATATGTACGCCACCGAAGTCTATAACATGCTGCTGGCAAGCGCCCAGGAAAGTGAAGCGCACGCCAAGGAGCTGACAGCCAAGGCGGAAGCGGCCTATGCCGAGTCCACCAAACTGACGAGCCACGCGGCCTATCACGCCACGCTGGCGAAGCAGTACAAGTCGCTTGCCATCCAAGTGGAACAGGCGAACCTGACCAGCGCGAGCGGCGCGCATCCCAATCCACCGAAGCACAACTAAGGAACCACAATGCTTTCCTATACCATCAAGCAAGAACTTACCGAACTGCGCGACAAGGAACTGGCAAGCGCGTCCCGCTCCGAACAGCAGGCAGCGCGCTCCCGTAAGTCCGTCATCAATGAAGAGCGCTGGGCGCAGGAAGCGAAGCAGCGTGCCCACGATTATCAGCAGCTCCTGGACTCGCTGGCCTTCGCCCCGGCGCCTACGCTGGTCGAAGACACGCAAGACCATACCGGCTTCGCGCAACACGTCCCGGTCTGACCATCATGACCATCACACAGGTGACAGGCGACCTCATTGGCCGCATCAGGACGGCCATGGCAACAGGTGGCAGCCTGACGAATACCGACTTGCAACTGATCGCCCGTCGCCTGGAAATCATGCAGTCCGAGTGCAAGCACACGCACCGGATTGCAGCCCCAGGCTGCGAGCCAATGTGCGAGCGCTGTGGAATGGGGCAAGGCAAGATCAACCGCCTGGAGCTGATGCGCCGGGTCAAACAAGGGGGCAGGGATGGAACGTAGCGCAGTAGTAGCCAATGAAGCAACTGGCGAGTATCGGTATTACCTATCGCGGCGCTGGGGCGGCGGCAAGAGCATGGTCTTCATCCTGTTGAACCCAGGCACGGCGGACGAGCTGTATGACGACCCCATCACGGACAAGTGCATCGCCATCGCAAAGCGCAACGGCTGCACAGCAATCGAAGTCGTGTGCATCTATGGATTCGTCGCCAAGCGGCTGAAGGACTTGCAGCAGGCTGACGACCCATCTGGCCCCGACAACCTGCATCACATCGCCTTCGCTGTTGCTGGTGCGACCGGCCCTGTGGTCTGCGCCTGGGGCGCGAGTGCGGCGCCTGACGACGTAGACCACATCATGAACTACTTAGCATCCAAGGGCGTGCGCGCCAAGTGCCTGGGCGTGGATGATGAAGGCCATCCACTGCACCCGCTGACCCTGGCCGACACTACCAAACTGGAGCCATTCGCATGACTGTCATCGCGTGGGACGGCAAGACGCTGGCAGCCGACAAGCTGGCGACATACGGGAGCATGGCTATCACCATCACGAAGCTGCATCGTGTCCCGCAAGGTATCGTCGGCATCCATGGCGGTTCGGCGCACGGCATCGCCATCGTCAACTGGATGCGCGCCGGGGCCACGCGCAGCAAGTTCCCCAGGCCAGAGAACGCTGACGCAGCGGGCAACATGCTGCTGATTACGAAATCCGGCAAGGCGTTTCACCTGGAAGGCGTCAACGGGCCGCAGTTCATGCGGGTCGAAGATAAGCATGTGGCCTACGGCAGCGGCGCAGACTTCGCACGCGCATCCATGGCTATTGGCCTTGACGCTGCGGCAGCCGTGGGCATCGCATCCAAGTTCAATGTCTACTGCGGCAACGGTATCGACACACTGGAGCTATAAATGAGAATGATCGTCACAGTCAACGACAAGGACAGCATGTCGTCCTTGAACTACAAGCAGTATTACGATACCGACATCAGCGACGCGGCGGCCAGTACCAGGGCGGGCATCATCGCTGCTGTGCGCCTGTTGATCGGCTATACGGGAGCCGTCGTTACCTACAAGTACACGCCATCCACGGGCGTGCCTGACACCATTGTGTTGACGTGCAAGCTGCGCAATGAGGTCGTCCGCATCGTCGTGTTTCGACCGCTCGCGGGGGCATGATGTCCTGCCCGGTCTGCAAGGTACTCGACACGATATGCCAGCCCGACATGGTGAAGTACCTGCGCTGGTCCATCCAGGAATGCTACCTGGAGACAGAGGAAGTGCCCACGCTCATTGCCATCCATCCCAGGATCATGCGCGACCTGATCGCTTCGGGCGAGTGCCTGCGCGACATCGAAAGCGAATGCAGGCAGGTTTGGCTGGACGGCGTGCTGGTCATAGAGCAGATCGCAGGCAACGAACTTCTGCGCAGTGACAGTGTAGTGATAGCATTGTAGGCATGCTGCTAACCGATGACGAAATCTTTGCCCTTCACGCTGCGCCGTTCGATAACATCCTCGACCTATGGGAAGAGTATGAGAATCGCTACGGCCCAGGCGTGCGCAAGGACTTGGGGCTGGTGGATCGCTTCTATCTGCTGGTAGTCCTGCTTCATCGCCTGGACGCGCTGCACCCGTGGCTGTATGCCCGCTGCCGTGAGGTAGAGCTGGACACAGATGGCTATCTCGACCTGTGGGCACGCGAGCACTACAAGAGCACCATCATCACATTCGCCGGGATCATCCAGGAGATTCTGCGCGATCCCGAAATCACCATCGTCATCTTCAGCCACACAAAGCCCATTGCCCGCAAGTTCATGCTCCAGATCAAGCAGGAGTTTGAAACCAATGAAGAGCTGGTGAAGACCTACCCGGACGTGCTGTGGAGCGACCCCCGCAAGGAGGCGCCCAAGTGGTCTGAGGAAAAGGGTCTGGTAGTCCGCCGCAAGTCGAACCCGAAGGAAGCCACGCTCGAAGCGCACGGCCTGATCGACGGCCAGCCAACAGGCGGCCACTGGACGCTGCGCGTGTACGATGACGTGGTGACACCCGAATCCGTCAGCACGCCCGAACAGGTGGCGAAGGCCACGGCAGCCTGGGAGCTGTCGGACAACCTGGGCGCACGCTCGCCCGGCGTCGATGTCGCCCGCGCTTGGCACGTCGGCACGCGGTACAGCTTCGCGGACACGTACAACGACATCATGGAGCGCGGCGCCCTGAAGCCACGCATCTACCCTGCCACGCATAACGGCCTTGCCGATGGCATCCCCGTGATGCTGACGCCTGCCGCCTGGGCCGCGAAGAAGCTGACGCAAGGCCCGGCTACCATCGCATGCCAGATGCTCCAGAATCCAGCAGCGGGCAATGAGGCCATGTTCAAGAAGGAATGGCTCCAGTTCATCGACATCCGCCCGTCCACGCTCAACGTGTACATCATGGTCGATCCTGCCAGCTCGAAGAAGAAGGGCAGCGACAACACGGCCATGGCTGTCATCGGCATCGACAGCGGCGGCAACAAGTATTTCCTTGACGGATACCGTCACAAGATGAACCTGCGCGAGCGCTGGGAGAACATGCGCAACCTGCGCCGCGTCTGGATGTCGCGCCCAGGCGTGCAGATGGTCAAGGTAGGGTACGAAAAGTACGGCATGCAGTCGGACATGGAATACTTTGAAGAGCAGATGCAGCGCGACAAAGACGCCTTCGAGATTATCGAGCTGTCGTGGACGAAGGACGGCACCGAGTCGAAGAGCGACCGCGTGCAACGCCTCGTGCCTGACTTCGCGGCTGGCAAGTTCTTCATGGCCCAGCTTTGCGTGCGCAAGACGCCGCTGCTGGACGAGCACAATCAGCCTGTCATCGGCAGCGACGGCGAGCCGGTCATGGTCATGAAGCCATACGAGACAGCGAACCAGATCAAGCTGCGCGAGCGGGGCCAGGGCTTCCGCATCTTCGAGCCGGTCAAGCGCCGCGACCACGAAGGCAACGTCTACAGCTTGAACAAGGGCTTCCTGGACGAGTACCTGTTCTTCCCGTTCTCCAGCAAAAAGGATTTGATTGACGCGGTATCTCGGCTGTACGATATGGAGCCTGTCTCCCCCACGATAATCGACCAGTCTATACTGGAACCTACGACGTACAGCGATGGAGTATGACCATGAAACTGAAAGCCAAACAACGCAACGCCCTGCCCGCATCGAAGTTTGCCCTGCCTGCGGAACGGGCCTATCCCATCAACGACAAGGCGCACGCGGCCAATGCCAAGGCCCGCGCCACGCAGCAAGTCAACGCTGGCAACCTCGCACCATCCACGGCCAGCAAGATCAAGGCCAAGGCCAACAAGGTGCTTGGCGGCGGCCACAGCTACGAACCGCAGAAGCATAGCGGTCGCGGCATCAAATAACGAAAGGCAAGTGCCATGAACGATTCCATGTGGAAGCCCACGCAAGCATTCCTCGACTGGCTGGATACGCTTCCTCCTACGCAAAAGGTCATGGCACGCCGCGCAGCCCAGGTGAAGGCAGAGCGCGCAGATAATGAGCAGAAGCGCCTCGACGATATAATTGCAAAACGGGAACGCATCGCAGCAGACAAGGCAGCCAAGAAGGCGGCCAACTGGCAGACGAAGCGGGGCCGCAAGGCGAAGACGCAAGAGGTCTACCCGAACAGCCGGGTTCATCTGATGGAAGACGACGAGGACGATCATGGCAAACGAAAACCTGCCTCCGCAAACGAGCACACGCCTGTGGAGTGAAGAGGTAGGCATGGTCGATCCCGAAGCGCGCAGCACAGAGCGCGACATCGGGTATGAATGGAGCAATGGCCGCCGCTTCCGCGATGGCATTGGCGCATACGAGCCGACCATTGAGCTGACCAACGAACAGCTATACCAGCAGTACCTCTTCTATAACCCGCCACCTCCTGAGCCTGAAATTCCGGTAACGGACAACGACTGCACGGGCGCTATCACGTTCGAGGCAATCATCGTGATGCACAACCCAATCGAAGGCGACGTGACGCTGCCGCGCCTGAGCGTCATCGCTGGCGTGGTCTACACGCTGTACAAGCAACTGCTGTCCAATGGCCCGCTCGAACAGGAGCTGATCCAGCAGTTCGACAGCCTGGGCGCAGTGTACGATTACGTCTACGTCTACGACCCCGACCATCAGTTCATCATGATCGCTCCTGACGGGCAAATGTATGGTTACAATTGGCAGACTGGAAGCTTCGGATTGCCGGGGGAATGATGATAAAAGCACTCGCTGACGCGCTGCTGCCGAAGGATTACCAGGAGCTGCCAGACGCCATCCGATCCAGCTACACGCCGCAAGAATGGCTGTGGCTGTCAGACCGCGAAAAGGCCATGCTGATCCAGACAGAAACCGAACCAGAAATCTACATCGACTGAGGCAAGCCATGAGCGTTCAACTCACGGGCCTGGACAACGACATCGCAAAGTCCCAGGTCAACAACAACGATTTCCTGATGTCGCGCACCATTGCCGAGGCACTGCACGCCCATTACCCAGGCCATCTGTGGGCCGTGACGTGCGAGGGCAAGACGGGCCTTATCACCATCCGCGACCTGTTCCTGTCGGGCCGCTATGGCTACATCCTGAAGATTGGCGAGGTCTTCAGCATCAGCGACCTGGAGCGCCGATCCATCATGGGAGCGGGCGAAATCCTCGAACGCTTTAAAATGGAGCGGGGCCGGTTCGACGAGGCCAAGTATCACACGATGAAAACCGACTTCGCAGGCCGACTGGAGTTTGACAAATGAGCAACGATAAACCCGACTGGCTGAACCTCGCACGCGAAGCCTACACCACGTCCACCACGTACTTCGATGCGTCCATCCGCCGCCAAGCGGAAAGCGACATCCGCCAGTTCCAGGGCCAGCATCCTGTCGGCTCGAAGTATCTGGCCGAAACCGGGCGCTCGAAGCTGTTCCGCCCGAAGACGCGCACGACCATCCGCAAGAACGAAGCCGTGGCCGCCGAGGCGTTCTTCACCACGACTGATGTTGTGGCCGTGGCCGCCCAGGACGACAACGACGACAATCAGCGTGCCAGCGCCGCTATCATGCAGGAGCTGATCCAGTACCGCCTGACGAAGACGATCCCGTGGTTTCAGACCGTCATCGGCGGCTACCAGGACGCGCTGTCTGTCGGCATCGTCGCCTCATACCAGTGCTGGGAATTCGACGCGAAACGCAAGATCGACCGCCCATCCATCGAGCTGGTTCCTATCGAGAATCTGCGCTTCGACCCGGCAGCCAAGTGGACTGATCCTGTCGGCACGTCGCCGTACATCATCCACTTGATCCCGATGTACGTGAAGGACGTGAAGGCCCGCATGAAGGCCCAGGACGCGAAGACCGGCGAGCCTAAGTGGCTGCCCATGACGGACGAGCAGATCAGCCAGGGCATCAAGCAGTACGGCGACAGCACGCGGTTACAGCGCGAGCAGGGCCGCACCGACAGCAAGGATCAAACCGGCGCCATTGGCGACTACAACATCGTGTGGGTACACCGTAACATCATCAGCGAAGACGGCGATGATTACCTGTATTACACGCTGGGCACCGTGGCAATGCTGTCTAAGCCTGTGCCGCTGGAAGCGCAATACTCGCACGGCAAGCGCCCGTATGTAATCGGCAACGCCATCATCGAAACGCACAAGCAGTACCCATCCTCGCTCGCCAAGCTGGGCAAGGACGTGCAGGCCGAAATCAACGACCTCGCCAATCTGCGTATCGACAACGTGCGCTTCGCCTTGAACAAACGGTACTTCGTCAAGCGCAACAAGCAAGTCGATCTGCGCTCGCTCGTGCGCAATCAGGCTGGCTCCGTCACGCTGATGGACGACCCTAAGACCGACGTGGAAACGGTCGAATTCAACGACGTGACCGGCAGCTCCTACCAGGAGCAAGACCGCCTCAACCTGGACTTCGACGACGTGACCGGCAGCTTCAGCGGCGCCAGCGTGCAGAGCAACCGCAAGCTCAACGAAACCGTTGGCGGTATGCAGCTCCTGGACGGCAGCGCGAACCAAGTCAGCGGCTACCAGCTCCGCACGTTCGTGGAAACTTGGGTCGAGCCAGTGCTGCGCCAGCTCGTGCTGCTGGAGCAATACTACGAGACAGATGAAGTCATCCTGGCCCTGGCTGGCAAGAAGGCAGGATTGATGCAGAAGTTCGGCATCAGCACAGTGACGGACGAGCTGCTGGGCCAGGAGCTGACGCTCAACGTCAACGTCGGCATGGGCGCCACCAATCCGACCGACCAGATGAACAAGTTCACGCAGGGCATGGCCGCGCTGAAGGAAATGCTGGCCGATGGCGTGCTGGTGCAGTACGGCCTGAAGGTGGAAGAAGTCATCACCGAACTGTTCGGCAAGCTGGGATTCCGCGACGGCTCGCGCTTCTTCGACCTCAACGGCCAGGAGCCGCCTGAAGTGGCAGCCCTGAAGCAGCAGCTTGCCCAGGCCCAGCAGCAGATCGCACAGAAGACCGACCCACGGCTGGTGGAAGCTCAAATCCGCAAGATCGACTCGGAGATTGAATCCATGAAGGCCAAGGACGAAAAGGAACTGGCCGCCAAGATCAAACTCATGGTGGAAGCGCAATTCAGCGCCATGCAGTCCGCCGAGGTGCTGACCGCTGTTCCAGGCGTGGCTCCTGTGGCCGACGCGCTGATGGTCGCGGCTGGCGCACCCGACCCGAACTTCATCGCGGGCGACAACAGCGCTGGCGCCATCGGCATCGAGCCGGTCAAGAACAAGCGCACAGGCACCGCATTCACTCCAGGCGGCGCCGTGCAGGGCGACACATCCCCGAATACCCCAGCAGCGCCAGCATCGCCTGCAAGCCCTGGCGTGGGCGCTGCGCAGGGTATCGAGACAATGGCGGCTGACAGCACGCAGAAGCTGATGGACGGCGGCGTTGTTGGCGAGGACGATACGATGGATAGCAGCGTGCTCGACGATCAGGCGCTGGCAGACAGCTACGCGAACGGCGGCATGGTGAAGGCATACGCTGACGGCGGCATGATCCAAGGCCCAGGCACGGCCACATCCGATTCGATCCCTGCCACGGTCGCACCTACCGGCGCCCCCGCTGCCGTGTCGGCTGGCGAATTCCATATGCCGCAGGCCGTCGTTGACGCCGTGGGGGTAGACTTCTTCCAAGGGCTTATCCAGCAGTATCATAAGCCAGTGGAAGGCGAAGCAGTGGGCGAGCAAGCAGCGCCGGGCGCCGACCCGATGCAACTGAAGCAGGGCGACTTCATCATCCCTGCCGATGTCGTCGAGGCGCTTGGCCCTGACTTCTTCGAGGAACTGATGAAGCAATACGGGGGCGCTAAGAAATGAGCCAAGAGCAAGAGGAACGGGCCGCACTGATCGCGGCAAACAAGGGGCACTATGATGCCATCGACTTCGCCCTGGAAGTGCGCGGCTTCCTTGGTTCGCGGCTGGGCCAGTACCTTGTCCAGCGCGCCGAGGAAGAGCGCGAGAACGCCATGGGAGAACTCGTGGACGCCGACCCACTGGACAGCGGCAAGATCATGAAGCTCCAGTCGGACATCAAGCGCGCCGAATCCGTTCAACTGTGGATGGCCGAGCTGATCCAGGAAGGCGTCAGCGCGCAGGAACAACTGCTGACCCAGGACGCAATCTCCAATGCCGACGAGGCACAGGAATGAACCCGCGCAAGATGGCCCGATTCAAGTGCCATAAGATCGTCCACGCCGGGCAGATCATGGCAATCGAGCCGACACAGGGCGGCTTCCGCATCGACTACACGGGGCGCAATGGCGAGCTGCGGTTCGTCAACGTCAAGGACGCATGGGCAGCCAAGCACGCGACGGCTGAAGTAGGCGGCTACCTCGTCGTGTACGAGGATGGCTTCATGTCGTACTCGCCTAAGAAGGCGTTCGAGGATGGTTACAGCCGGGAGCCAGATCATGATTGAAGTATTCAGCACCACAGTGGCGTATGGCATTCTGGCCGTGTCCAGTGGCTGTACAGTTCTGTACACATACGACTTACTCAAGTTCACGAAGGACAGCATTTTCAACCGTAGTTAATCAAGGAGCATCACTATGAGCACCATCCAAACGGACGTGCAGGGCAACGCCGGTCAAAAAGAAATTGCAGGCGAGCAAACGACCGAAGATAATAGCGGCAAGGTACGCGAGCCAACTGCCCGCGAATTGGCGATGGAAGCGATTTCCGTGGGCCGCAACGCAGCTTTTGAAGCTGAGTCGGGCATCAAGCTGGAAAGCGTGGACGACATGGAAGCCAAGGCGCTGGCCCAGGAAAAGGCGGACGAAGAAGCCCGCGCATTGCTGGAAGCTGGTGGCGATGACGACGAGCTGGCTTTGCAGCAGCAGGCAGCCCAGGCATCCAAGGACGCCGCAGCAGCAAAGGCAGCAGCAACACAGGATGATTTCCTGAAGCAGAAGATCAAGGTCAAGATCAACGGCGTGGACGGCGAAGCGAGCATCGAAGACATGCAGCGCGTCTTCCAGAAGTCCGAATCCGCTGACCGCCGACTGGCCGAAGCAGCGCGCAAAGAGCGCGAACTTCTGGAACGGGAAGCAGCTCTTCAGCAGCAGGTAGCCGAGTCGAAGAAGGTCGCTGAAGAAAAACCAGCACCAGTCGATCCGGCAGAAGCAAAAGCATTCGCCGCCGCGATGTTTGAAGGCGACGAAGGCAAAGCGGTAGAAGCATTCAACAAAGCAGTAAGCAAGGCAGCAGAAGGTGTGGTCGAAGGGCGTTTGAAAGCATTCCAAGCTACCCAGCCCGCGCAAGTGGACATCGACCAGATCACTGCTAATGTGGAACAGCGATTCGCAGTCAACAGCGCATTGAAGAAGTCGCAGACTGATTATCCTGAGCTGTACGCCGACCCGGACATCGAAACCCTGGCCGCCGCGAAAATCCAGCGCAAGCAGACCGAAGAAGGTCTTTCGTTTGCAGATGCACTGGAGCAGACCGGCAGCGAACTGGCAACGAAGTTCGGCTGGCAGAAAGCAGGACATCAGGCGAAGACGGACACAACCGCCCGTGATAAGAAGCTGGCAGCTAAAGCTGCGCTCGACACGATTGAATCGGCGGGCGCGAAAACTTCGACTACCGAGCCAGTGCCGCTCACACATTCGCAAGTCATCGCGGACATGATGAAGCAGCGCGGCCAAGCAGTCTAAGCCAACTGAATTTCAAACTTAGGAGTATTACATCATGGCTGGTCAAGTATGGGTAACGAACTCTTTGGGCGGTTATATGTTTTCGGAAACGCTGTCCAAAGTGCTGCGCATGTCGGTTCAACCGCTGTGCAAATTCCGTCAGTTCGCTGACATCAAGGATGCCGCCGTCCAAGGCAAGGGCAAGGGCGAAGCATTCCACTGGAACGTGTATTCGGACGTTGCAACCCAGGGCACCACGATCCTGGAAACCAACACCATGCCCGAAACCAACTTCACCATCACGCAAGGCACGATGACGATTACCGAATTCGGTAACTCGGTTCCTTACACCGGCAAGCTGGACGACCTGTCCATCCAGCCAGTCAAGGAAATCATCGGCAAGGTGCTGAAGAACGACGCCAAGAAAGCGTTCGACATCGCGGCCCGTGCGCAGTTCAACGCCACGCCTCTGCGCGTCGTGCCAACTGGCGGCACCTCGACCGGCGCCGTGACGCTGACGACCAACGGCACCGCCACGCTGACGAACAACGTCGCGCTGGGCAAGGATCACGTCAAGGCCATCGTGGACTTGATGAAGGAACGCAACATCCCACCTTACATGGCGGATGACTACGTTTCGCTGGCCCACCCTACTACGTTCCGCAAGCTGAAGAACGACCTGGAAGCCGTGCATCTGTACACGGAAACGGGCTTCGGCATGATCCTGAACGGCGAAATGGGTCGCTACGAAAACGTGCGCTTCGTCGAGCAAACGAACATCGCCAAAGAAGCGTTCGTCAACGCCCTGTCGAATTGGGCCTACTTCTTCGGCAATGACACCGTGGCCGAAGGCATCGCGGTTCCCGAAGAAATGCGCGGCAAAATCCCGACCGATTATGGTCGTTCGCGTGGTATCGCATGGTACTACCTGGGCGGCTTCGGTCTGGTGCAAACGGCGCAAGCCCAAGCCCGCATCGTCAAGTGGGACAGCGCCGCGTAATACGGCCTGATCGGTAGCACCACAATAACGCCCTGGCATATGCTGGGGCGTTATCACATGGAGAATCAAATGAAACAAGCTGACAACATGACGCCCATGGCACACGGCCTGGGCGACGAGGTGACGGGCAACCATGACGCCACTTACGAGTGCGACCCTGCCAAGGACTTGGCAAGCGGCAGCAGCGACCAGGGCATGACCATGAACGGCCTGGGCGGCTTGTCCGCAGCCGACTTGGCTGCTGGCTTCAGCGACGGCGAGTACCATCCGCCCCCACCTCCTGCCGACGACACCATCGCCAACACGACGATGGACTTGCTCAACGACGGCAGCAGCGGCGGATTCCTTGGCCGCCCGCATGGCTGGGAACGTTGAAGCGAACCCGGTAAGGCAGTACAACCCCGATTTATAATGGGCCTTTAGATGGGCCATAGTAGGAGAATCATCATGGCATATGACGACGCAGACTTCCTGATCCGCCGCGAATCGCATCACACGACCGTGGCTGGCGCCACTACCGAAGGCGCCAAGTTCCGCAGCTTCCAGGCAATGCGCCTGAAAGCGGTACACGCCGCAGTCATCACGGCTGGCACCAATGCGGGCCACGGCTACGACGTGTATCACGGCACCACGTCCATCGGTACGATCAGCCTGGGCACGGGCGCCGCGAACACGGTGGCGCATTCGGCAACGCTCAACGAATCGGTGGCGACGATGGAGCAGATTTCCGTCAAGTCGCTGGTCGATGCAACGGGCGTCGCCAGCATCGTCTACGAGTTTGAAATCCTGCCGAGCGCCGTCCAAACTGCGTAACGCCTGCGGGGCTTCGGCCCCGCTTCACCTTCCACCTGGAGCACTACCATGAAATCCAAAGACAGCGGCATGTACACCCCATCCGGCGAACTGCAAGGCGACGACAGCGCGATGCCTGATCGTGGCACCAGCACCGGCATGAACAGCGGCACCATGCTCGACGGTCGCAGCCTTGACCAGTCGGCCACGAACAGCCTGGGCAGCATCACCGGCAGCACCAAGTCCGATCCGATGATGGAAGGCGAAGTCGATGACCCGACCTTCGGCCCCGCCAAGGGCGACCGCGCCGAGGACATGGCCGAAGGCGAATAAGTTTTTCAACCTGACCCATAAAGGGGAGTAGCAATGCAACTCGACAAAACCAAGCCACACGGCACCGTCTTCGGTGACAACCAGGGCCGCGTGTACGAACAGGACGGCAAATACTTCCGTGGCAACGGCAGCCTGTGGGTTCCGACTGAAACCGAGCTGGCTATCGCGGCAGCCGAAAACCAGGAAGAGCCGAACGACGACCAACTGGAAGAAGCCACTACCAACAAGGTGCGCAAGGAAACCGCAGCGAAGGGCGCATCCAAGGCCAAGGCGCAAGCCAAAGCCAAGGCAGCGAAGGCACCAGCAAAGCCAATCCAGGCCGCGCCGCTGTCGGCAGCAGATCAGCAAGTAGCCGACCAACTCACACAAGTCTAAACCATGACCCGCCCAGCAGACGCCATTAAGTACCTGATCGTGCCATTCACACGCGGCGCAGTTCTCGACCTGGGCGCGACCCATGCCGATAAGCTGTTCCCGCACTTCTTATCCGTAAGCGACTTGGGCGATGTCAAGGATTCCCTTGACGACCTGTCGTCGTTCGAGGATGGCAAGTGCGATGCGGTTGTCGCCAGCTATACCGGCGTGCATGATGTGTTTGGTGCGATGCAGGAATGGTGGCGTGTGCTTGCGGTGGGCGGCTTCCTCGTGCTCCATGAGCCTGACGAAGAGGCGGACGAGGAAGCGCATATGCTGCGCATGATCGCGCTGCGTGATGCGAGCGGAATGGGCTGGGAGCGCGTCTTTGTCTTTTCCGACGAGGACGACGGCAACCTTTCCGTGTTCCGTAAGACCTGGGTTCCTGAGTGCGAAACCATCGCACAGCGCCACGAGAAGTCCGTGTGCGTCTGCCGCTTCGGCGGCTTCGGTGACATGCTCCAGGCGGCCAACATCCTGCCGCAGCTCAAGCGCGACGGCTGGCACGTCACGGTCATGACAACGCCGAAGGGCCAGGATGTCATCAGGCTCGATCCGCACGTCGATGCGTGGCTGATCCAGGACGATAACCAAGTACCGAATCATTTGCTGGGCGAGTATTGGGCCGTGCAGGCGAAGCAGTTCGACCGCTTCATCAACCTGTCGGAATCGGTCGAGGGAACGCTGCTGGCAATCCCTGGCCGCACCAATCACGCATGGCCCGACAGCGTGCGCCGCGTCGAGCTGAATCGCAATTACCTGGAGTGGACGGCTCAACTGGCCGAAGTCGCCTACTCGAATGAGACACGCTTCTATGGCAGCACGGAAGAAAATCTCAAGGTGACGCGCTACTACAATGACCTACGCGCCGAGCTTGACCCGCAGCCGTTCGGCGTCATCCCCAAGCATATCTTCGTCATCACCTGGGCGCTGGCCGGTTCGTCCGTCCACAAGTTCTACCCATGGCAGGACAGCGTGATTGCCGCCATCCTGCAAGAGCTGCCGCAGGCCGTGGTCATCCTGACCGGCGACTTCGCCTGCCAGATTCTCGAACAGGGCTGGGAGGTCGAGCCGCGTGTGCGTACCGAATCGGGCAATATGTCGATCCGCGACACGCTGGCGCTGGCCCAGCAATCGCATTGCGTCGTCGGCCCCGAAACCGGCGTGCTCAATGCCGTGGCCTTCGAGGACAATGCCAAGGTGCTGATGCTGTCGCACAGCTCGCACGAGAACCTGACGAAGCACTGGACGAACACGACCGCGCTGGAGCCGGTAGACACGCCCTGCTATCCGTGCCATCGTCTGCACTACGGCAGCGAATTCTGCCACTTGCACGACCAAACGGGCGCGGCCATGTGCCAGCTTTCGATCATGCCTGACCGCGTAATGGATGCCATCCGTTCCGCGTACTACAAATGGACTGCACGATGAAACTGCGCGACATCATTGATTTATTCCGCAACGAGGTTGACGACGCGGCAGAGCCGTTCCTGTGGAGCGAAGACGAGGCCATCGACTTCGCAAACGATGCGCAGAACGAAGCAGCGCGCCGCTCACGCCTTCTGCTGGACTCGACGACTACCGACATAGCCAACATCGCCGTCGTCGCCTATACGGCCCTATATTCGCTCGACCCTCGCGTGCTGTTCGTGCGCCGGATGCGCTTCGCCAACAAGCGCCCGCTGCGCCGCATGAACATGCAGGACATGGAATGCGCGAACCCGTTCTGGCAGGACACGCCGCCTAGCGAGCCGATGTACTTCATCCCCGACTACGAAACCGGCAAGATCGTGCTGTACCCGCCGCCATCGGAAAACGGCACGCTGCTGATGACCGTGGTGCGCGACCCGCTGGCCGAAATGAATGACATGGACGACGAGCCAGAGATTGCTGCGCGCTACCATCGCAGCCTGCGCTTCTGGATGATGTTCCGCGCCTACAGCAAGCAGGATACGGAAACCTTCGATCCGAAGAAGCTGGCCGACAGCCTGTCCATGTTCGAGCAAGAATTCGGCAAGAAGTCTGCCGCCATCGACGAAGCCTGGATTACCCGCGAACAGCAGGAAGGCGACGGCACCTACTAGGAACCGACATGCAAGCAAGACTCAAGAAGAACAGCAACTGCGGCTGCACCCTGGCCGAAGCCTTTTTCATCATCGCACTGTGGAGCTACTATGCTGACCAAGTTAAAAGACGCGCTTGATTTCGCGCTCGACGTTCTGTTCGAGCTGACCGACCCCGTGGCTGGCGACTGCCCCGTGTGCGCCCTGTGGCGTGGCATTGCCATCGGCGTCATCGCATCCGTTGTCGTGTGGCTGGCGGTGGCGCTGTGAAGGACGTAAGCCTGGGCAGCTTCAGCGGCATCCACAACACGCTGTCCGCCGAGCGCATCAAGACCACGGCAAGCCGCGACGATTCCAGTGTCGATCTTGTCGAGGCCGTCAACGTGGACATCGACAACTCGAAGCAGCTTTCGCGGCGCCCAGGCCAAACGCTGAAGATTGCCGGGGCCGCGCACTCGCTGTGGGCTGATGGTGCTATCTGCCTCTTCATCGCGGCTGGCAGCATGTTCATCATGAACGAAGGCTACGGCCTGACGGAAGTGGCTGCTGGCCTGTCCACTGACCCGATGTCCTACGTCCTGGCGAATGGCCGCGTGTACCACAGCAACGGCGTCGTGACGGGCGTGGTGGACGAGGGCCGCGTGCGGGCCTGGGGCGTGGACATCAATGACATCCATGTGCGCGGCATCGCCACGGGCGGCACGATGCCCGCTGGCACCTACCTGTACGCCATGACCTTCACGACCCGTGACGGCCAGGAAAGCGGCACAGGGCTAGCCCAGCGCATCGACCTTCCGTTCGGCGGCGGCATCGACTTTAACTGGTCTGTGCCCGACGACACGAACATCGTGGATTGCTCGATCTACATCAGCCAGGAAAACGGCGAGGTCATGTACTTGGCCGCCAAGCTGGATGTCGAGCAGCAGACCTTTGCCTATGTCGGCGGCGAGCGCACGTTGCCGCTGGCGACGCAGTGGATGGACGCCCCTCCTGCTGGTCAGGCGCTGGCGCTGCACAAGGGCCGCATCTACATCGCAGCAGGCGAATACCTGTATGCGACCACGGCGCTATCCTACGAGCATTGCGACCTCCGCGACTACCGCGCATTCGATGGCACGCCCATCAACGTGGTCGCCGCAGTGGAAGGCGGCCTGTTCGTCGGCACCGAAAAAGAGATTTATTTCCTCAACGGTGCAACTTTCGGTGACAATACGCTAGTGCGTAAAATGGAATTCGGGGCTGTACGCGGTTCCCTTGTGTACGCAGATGGTCAAGCTGTTACTGGAAACCCCGCAATGAATGGCGTTATTGTTGCTCTTTTCGCCACCAGTGACGGCATCGTAATGGGATCGCCTGACGGGTCGCTGATTAATCTGACCCGCGAGCGATACCAGATGCCGGAAGGCAAGGGCGGGGCGGCTGTATTCATGGCCGGGCAGTACAGCAAATATCTGCTGACGATGTAACCTGCCTCGCTTCGAGGCATAACTTTGGAGAAATATCATGACGTTGCGACTGTCTACTGGTCTGCGCAATTTTGTCAACGCGGACGGCTCGATCAAAGGCGCGCTGCAAAATGGCAAGATCGAAATCTACACTGGCTCCCAGCCAGCAACCGCCGACGCTGCGCCCACGGGCACGCTGTTGGCAACCATCACCGCAGCTTCCGCCTCGCGCACCGCTGAAGTGCTCGCCACTGGTTCCGTCACGCTGGCCGGTTCGTCCGGTTCCGTTACGGCCCTGACCGTCAACAGCGTGTCGATCATCGACGCCGCCGTGCCGTTCAACACGAGCCTGACGCAGACCGCAGCCGACTTGGCTGACATGATTAACAACAGCCGCAGCGCGCCCGACTACACGGCCACGTCTTCCGGCGCCGCCGTCACGATCATCGCCGCACGCGGCACTGGTGCATCGCCAAACGGTTTCGTTGTTTCCCCGACCCTGACTACGTTGACCAGCACCAATGTCAACATGGGCAGCGGCGTGGCTGGCGTCACTGCCGTCAACGGCCTGAAGCTGGGCACCTCCGTGGCTGGCGTGCTGTCGAAGCACCCTACCCAGGTATGGTCTGGCATCGCTGGTGCGACCGGCACTGCTGGCTGGTTCCGCTTCAGCGGCAGCGTGGCCGACAGCGGCGCACTGGATTCGGCTGCCACCGAAATCCGTATGGATGGTGCAATCTCGACGAGCGGCGCGCAGTTGAATATGTCGAGCACCAGCATCACCTCGGCTGCAACGCAAACCATCAGCTCGTTCCCAATCACGCTGCCAACGTCGTAATCGGGGGCCAGCATGACCGCATCGACTATTTGGCGGATCAACATCGCGTCCAACAACGGCGGAAGCCAGTTGGGCGCGGTGGATTTCCAATTCCGCGAAACAGTCGGTGTGCCGCAGGCATTCCCTGGCGGGATGATCTACGATTCCGACAGCATGGATACTGCGGCAGGCAATGCCGCTGATGGCGATACCCTCACGGGATGGCGCACGGTAGCGGCTACTACTGCCGCATTCTGGAGCGCCGAATTCCCATCCCCTATCGAAATTGTCTCCTATGTCATCCGAGGCGATAGCGATCCTACATTCAGCCCACTCGCCTTCACCCTGGATTATTGGGATGGCGCATCGTGGGTAACGGTCGATACGCAATCCGGCCAGGGTAGTTGGACAGGCCGTCAAGTGCGCGAGTACACAGTAGGAACCGCTGGCTTCCTGGAGCGCGTCGGCCTGTGGAACGAGGCGTCGGATCAATGGCGCATGGTCGTCACGGCCAACAACGGTTCGGCAAACGTCGGCATGACCGACTGGCAGCTCGCTTGGCAGGGCGGCTATTATGGCTTCATGGACGAGAGCTATGCGGGCGCGGCCACGGCCTCGTCGCAGGCTGTCGGCCATCCAGCTACCGATGCCACGGATAGCGATAACGCATCGACATACTGGCGCACGAATGGCACCAATACCGCGACGTTCTCCTACACGTTCCCGAGCGGTCTGATCTTCGAGGCGAGCGCATACAGCTTCCGCACCAATGTCATCGCTGACATGCCACGCGACTTCACGCTGCAATACTTCGATTACATCAGCGCATCCTGGAAGGTGTGCGATACGCGGACGAGCCAAGGGCCAGATGCGTTTGACCAGTCAGACCATTTCTACACCATTACCCGCGACTTGACGCCGCAGGGGATTGTCGGTGGCGTCGAGAATGACTGCACGTTTCCCCTCCTTACCGTAGAAGGATTGCTCAACGTGCCTACCGATACCTATGTTGGTGGCGACCTTTCGCTGACCAGCCCTACTGTTTCCGCATCCATGTTCGCAGGAAATGATGGCGCGGCCCCGTTCCCGCTTCTGACCCTGGCTGCTACCGGCCAATCCGGCGCGCTCATTACCGGCAACTCGTTCTTCCCCGACTTCTTTATGGCGGCGGCAGGCATGGCTGGGGTTACGCTACCTGAATACACGCTGTCCGCAACCGGCGTCGCCGGTAACACGGCTGACGGCAATGCAGTGCTTGGCACGCTGAAGCTGTCGGGCGGATTCGCTGACGGCATCACCATGCCTGAGCTTGAGCTGTCTGCCACTGGCATTTCCGGCATCCTGATTAACGGCAGCGTCACGCTCCCATTGCTGTCCGCGAGCGGCGGCGTGGTCGAGCTGCTGGCGCTGGAAGAGCTGTCTGTTGCTGGAACCATGTTCGCTGGCACCATCATGGCTGGCGATGTCACGATGCTGGCCCCGACAGTCGATGCCACATTCGCATTCCAGACGGACATCACGCTGCCAGAGCTGTCCGTTTCCGCCACCGGGATTTCCGGGGGCGCATTCGCTGGCAATGCCATCATGCTGGCGCCGACCGTCGATGCCACGATGTACGAGAACACGACCGCCGCTGGCGATGTGACGTTCTCGATCCTGGCAGCAGCAGGCAGCATGTATGGCGGCAACGTCATCGAAGGCAGCGTCACGATTCCTCGCGCATCGCTCGAAGGTTTGGCCGTGGCCGGGAACGTGGCTACAGCGTCCATCACGCTGCCGCTTATGTCGGTGGATGCACAGGGTCACTTCAGCACCATCGGCACGGCTGACATCGAACTGATGGCCCTGCTGGTCAATGGCGTGATGACCAATCCGCAGGAGCTGCTGAATCCGACCACGATTGCGCTCAACACCCGAGTGATGGCAGTGACGACCTACGAAGGCGTGGCATTCAACAGCTTCGCCAATTTCGCTGGCGTGACGCTGGCGGCCAGCGCGGATGGCATCGTAGCCTTGACTGGCAACGACGACCTGGGCGAGCCTATCGCAGCGCATGTCCTGTCTGGCGAATCGGACTTCGGAACGGAAGCATTTAAGCGCGTCATCACCGGCTATGCCGGATACCGCGCCGATGGCGACATGGAGCTGACGCTCATTACCGACGAGCACCACGAATTCATGTACCGTCTTTCGCCAACGCAGGCCAGTGGCGTTATCCACGCATCCCGCGTCAAGTTCGGCAAGGGCGCGGCTGGCAAGTATTGGCAGTGGCGCATGGCGAACGTGGATGGCGGCAACTTCACCATCGACAGCCTTACGCTCAACGCCCAAGAAATGAAGCGCCATGTATGACGGACGATACCAACAATGAGCCGGTCGCTACCGGCTGGATCGCCACGCAAATAACCGGCGACCAAGCCACGGCCAAGCTGTACATCCGCGAGGCACGCCGATTGATGGGCAGCATGAAGTCCATCAACGGCGTCAACGACCGCATCGCACGCGGCGAGCCGGGCGGCTTCTACCGCAGCAAGAAGACCTTCCTGGATGGAACGGTCATCGACACCATCACAAACAACGGCGTGGACAAAATCCTGATCCACTCGCCCTTGCGCGAGCAGCAGTTATTGCGCCCGCCGCCGACGCCGCCCACAAAGCATGAGCAGGCCCAGGCCCATATCGGCCACGAGAAAACCACGTCGCCCGTCGTCGTCAATCCATTCCAGGAGCTGCCGGTCACGCGAGTGGAAACGTCCGAGGAAGAAGAGCAGGAGCGCTACGACTTCAGCCCGTATCTGTGGGTAGGTGCGCGCATCGTCGAGGGCGGCGTGTACGCGAGCGGCCCGAACGAGGGCGAGATTGCTGTCGCTATCCACCTGTGCGTGTGGGAGCCGGGCAGCGCCTCCGATGATCCAGACATCCTGTCGAACCGCGTCAACATCGACGGCCCGCAAAACGATTCGTACACGGAGGCGCAGTACCCGCTGCGCGATCCTGAGAACTTCCTTCCTGAAGGCGACACGACTGGCATCGCGTACACGGAAAGCAAAATGTTCCAGGTATCGAAGAACAATCCGCAGGGCATCCCCATGCACGCGCCAGACGACGATCAAACGGATTGGGATGAAATGGTTATCTCCGATCCTGATGACGACCTGGGGATCGGCCTGCGCTCCGACACGGCTACCGGCGATTACTTCGTCAAGGCCATGATCCGCAGCAACGAATGCCAGGACATCACGCCGGTCACAATCGAGCTGCGCATCATCGTCGGCAAAGGAAAGAACACGGATGAAACAACGCAGCGCTTCACAATCGAGAAGGGCACGAAACTGCTTCATGGCTTCTACCCGAAGGGCTTCTTTGTCAGCGCCGCCCCCCCATTCGGCTACAATACGGTAGCTGATTACGGCGACAACCCGCATGGCCCGCATTGGGTACAGGAAATGGGAGTCGCCAGCATGCCGCACACGCAGGCAGGAGTGGATAAGCGTTCCGCGATCTACCCAAGCGCGCTCTTTACGACCAAGGCTGAAGTCCCGCCGACAGGGTTCGTTCAAGGCGAGTTTCCTACGTGGCAGTTCGTGTGCCCCGTGCAGTACGGAATCGGCTGGGGCGAGGCAGGATTGAATGGCGACTTCGAGGGAGACAACCTTGTTTCATGGTCTGTCCCAACTGGAGCGCGGTTCAAGTTCACGGGGCTGCATTCGGACGAGGCGTACTTCGCCCAGGTTGACTGGTGGTTCCATGACCCTTACTGCTTCGTGTCCTGCGGTGAGACTGATGAAGGAGCCTTCAGCTCCCATGTGGATGCGCCAATCTCCTTCGGGACTTTCGCTTGCACGTCGGAAGGTGGGGCCAGCTACTCAGTACCAGTTTTCGGGCTTTCGTCAGGGATCGTAATAGCACCATTCCCAGGCGACATCCCACCAGGGTTCAATTACTTTTTGGCGACGGCAATTTATTCGTATGACGACCGGGCCTTCAGCTTCTATGCTGGCCTTGATGTGGGCGACGGGATTTTCCAGGCGCTGTCTGATGCGATTGGGCGCTCGATCATTTCAATCCCGTTCCCGATGGATTCATTCCCGTGCGCGGTAACATAAAAGGGGTCTGCCATGTCTTGTGATGCAGCGTTTATCGTAGGCGACGTTATCGAGGTAGCGGTCGATCCTGTCTTGCCGGTCGAGCCGTATCCAGACCTCCCGCTGCTGGACGACCTGGAGCCGTTCGGCGGCCTGCCTGATGTCCCTGCTGCCATCCCAGCAGAGCCTGCGCTTCCTGCCGCCGAGGTAGTGGCGCCTGACAACGTGTCTGTGGCGCTCGTCGATTCGACCACGCCCGGCGTCGTGGCTGGCGTCATCAGTCAAACCGGCGTGCTGGCCCAGGCATCGCAGGCGTCCGCCCTGGCGACCATCGAAGCGCTTGCCCTGTACGACAACACATTCGACCCGCTTGATCCTCCTGTGATTCCAGTGGGCGGCATCGTCATTGCTCCGCTTGGCGACGCTCCACCTGACACAGACCTGACGGCGAACTTCCCTACCGCGCCTGATGCGCCCATCACGGCAGACATCCCGCTGGCCGACATCGGCATCGCACCGGCATACGACGTGGCCGACGTGTCGCTGTTCGACATCCCGCTGCCCGATCCATTCGACGCGCTGCTGCCAGCCGAGGCTGTGTATGACGCGCTCCCTGTCGCCATTGAACCGGACTTCAGCCTGCCTCCCGTGCCGACGCTGATCGAGCTGTCTGTGCCTGATGCACCTGTGCTCGACCTCCCTCTGTTCGATGCAGAGCCTGGGCTTGCTCCTTCCGCGCCTGAAGCGGAATTCATTTATTCCCAGGTCGAGTACAACACCGCCCTGCTGACCGCCATGAATACGCGGCTGGCTGGAATGGTGGGCGACATGACTTCCACTGGCATCGACCAGGATGTTGAGGATGCCATCTGGAACCGGGCAGCCGACCGCGAGGCCATGCTGACGCACCGCGCCACGGCAGAAGCCCTGCGCCTGATGAAGACCCGTGGCTTCCGCATCCCTGACGCATCGCTCGTCCGCATCGTGCAGCAGGCATTGCAAAGCGGCCTGCAACGCGACGCCAGCTTGCAGCGCGCCGTGGCAATCGAGCGCGCCAATCTCCAGCAATCCAACTTCCGCTTCGCCCTGGAAACCACTGTGTCGCTGGAGTCGCGCATGATCGACAAGGCGAATGCGGCCCAGGCCCGCGCACTGGAAGCGGCAAAAGCTACCGTTACGGCAGAGATTCAGCTCTTCAATGCCAAGGTGCAAATGTACTCGGCTGACGTGCAGGCTTTCGCCATGAAGGCAGAAGTGTTCAAGACGCGCCTCGTGGCGGCGCTGGCCCAGGTCGATGTCTACAAGGCCAAGCTGGAAGCGCAGCGCGCCATCGGTGAAGTCAACAGCCAGAAGGTCGCCATCTACCGTGCGCAGATCGAAGGCGTGCGCGCCATCGTCAGCACGTACAGCACCCGCGTGGACGCGGCCAAGTCGCAGATCGCCTCGAACAAGTCCGTGGTCGAAGGCTACCGCGCCCGCATCGGCGCGCTGGAAGCCCAGGTAACGGCGAAGATCACGGAATACGACACGTACAGCGCTCGCGTGCGCGGCCAAGCTGCGAAGGTGCAAGTCTTCAGCAAACAGGTGCAGGCGTATCGTTCCCGCGTCCAGGCATTCGACACGACGGCCAAGGCCAACATCGCCGTCCAGGAGCTGCGCCTGAAGCAGACGAACGAATTTCCGCTGGAGCTGTACAGCGCCCGCATGGACGCATACCGCACGGCAGCCACGGCAGAAGCCGAGCGCCTGCAATCGACCGCCTCCGTATTCAATGCCCGCATCCGCGCCTTCAGCGCGCAGGAGGGCGCGAAGGTGGATCACGTCGGCGCGCAGATCAAGGCCATGGCCGCCAATGCTGCTGCACAGATCGCCCAGGCTGAAATCGCCATCGACTCGGCCAAGCAGAACTATGCCTCCGCAGAGAAGGCTTCCAGCTCCGCGTCGAGCAACCTCCGTTCGGCTGGTCAGTTGAGCGGCCAGATGGCTGCCGCCGCCATCGCAGCTCAAAGCGTCACGGCTGCAATCTCCGAATCCGGCTCGATGTCTTCGTCGAATTCCGAATCGAATTCGGCCAGCAATTCCACCAGCTACTCGGCCAGCACGTCCACCGGCTCGTCGTCTTCGACCAGCACCGCGCACAGCTCGACGACAGGCGTTTCGTTGTCGAACTCGCGCAGCGAAAGCGAGGGCCGCGCCTACAGCAAGAGCCTTGGCAACTCGACCTCGAACCGTCGCTCTGCCAGCAACGCAACGCACACGACCGCCAGCAACGGCAAATCCGTGGCGCTCAACACGTCCGTGGGCCTTAGCTCCAGCGTGGAATGCACCGACCAAACGACGATCAGCGAATAGGAAACAGCATGTCTATCACGCCACCTCCCATCATCGACACTGCATCGGGCCTTGTAACCACGGTGCTGGGCGAGTCGCAAAGCATGGCGCAGCAAGCCACATCGCGTGGCCTTGCCGCGATCCAGTCGCTTGGCAGTTTCAACGTGGACATCCCGCCACTGGATAACCCTGTCTTCGACATCCCCACCATCGACTTGCCTGCGCCCGGCACGCCACCGGCAGACCCAGGCAACCTGACCACGGCACAGCCAGCGCTGCCAAGCGAGCCAACGCAGGTAGCGCTGCCGCCGCTGAACATCGGTGAGGCGCCGGAATACACCCTGGCCGCCCCACTGCTGATCGACGTGCCGCTGCCTGACCCGTTCGATGTCTTGACCCCATCCGTGCCAGTCCTGCCGGTAGTTTCAACGCCTGTCGAGCCTGACTTCAGCCTGCCTGCCGTTCCGACCTTCACTTCGCTGAACATCCCGGCAGCGCCTGTCTTCGACATCCCGCTGTTTGTCGATGAAGCGCCGACAGCGCCGGATGCTATCGACGTGCAGTTCGCCTGGGCGGAAACCGAATACGCGAGCGAAAACCTGACTGCGCTTAACGAGCGCCTGCTGGAAATCGTCGAAGGCGTATCGACGGCGCTGCCAGTGGAAATCGAGGAAGCCATCTGGCAGAAGGGCTGCGATGCCGAGGCCATGCTGACGTTCCAAGCAGTGCAGAACGCGCTCGATCAGACGGCAGCTCGCGGCTTCAACATCCCAGGCGGCCAGCTTGTACGCATCGTCCAGGAGGCAATCGAGTCTGGCCTGAAGAGCGATGCCGACCTGTCGCGCCAAGTGATGACGGATCAGGCGAAGCTGGAGCAGTCCAACTTCCATTTCGCTTTCGCCAACGCCATGCAGCTCGAAGGCCGCCTGATCGAGCTGTTCAATCAGGTGCAGGCCCGCGTGCTGGACGCCGAGACTTTCCGTATCAATGCAATCGTCAACCTGTTCAACGCCCGCGTGGCGCTGTACACGGCTGACGTGCAAGCATTTGGCGTCAAGGCCGACGTGTTCAAGACCCGGCTGCAATCCGTGCTCGCCACGCTCGATGTCTACCGCGCCGAGCTGGAAAGCCTGAAGATCATCGGCGGCCTGAATGTGCAACTGGCGCAGCAGTACAGCGCCCAGGTCGATGGCGTCAAGGCGCTGGCCGATGTCTACCGCGCCCGCGTCGATGCCGTCAGCCTGACCGTGGAAACAAACCGCAACCGTACAGAACTGTACAAGGCCCAGGTCGAATCCTATTCCGCACTGGCGAAAGCCAATGGCGCACAGGTGCAGGGATACCTGGGCCAAGTGCAGGCGGAACAGACCAAGGTGGAAATGTTTAGCGAGCAAGTCCTTGCGTATAATTCCCGCGTGGAAGCGTACCGCGCATTGACCGATGCCAAGCTGGCCGACACGCAGTTCCAGTTCCGCCAGTTGCAGCAGTTCCCCGTGCAGCTCTACCGCGCCAAGATCACTGGCTACCAAGCGCAGATCAGCGGCGAGGCAGCTCGCCTTGGCGCCACGGCTGAAGTGTTCCGTGCCCGCGTGGACGCCTATGCAGCAATCGAGCGGACGCAGGGCCAGCGCTCTTCGGCACAGGCTGACGTGCTTGAAACGACCACTCGCATCTATACGACTCAGGCACGCACGCAACTCCAGTCGGGCAGCATCAACATCGACCTCGCGCAACTGAAGTCGGAGACAGCGCAAGCAGCACTGCGGGCAGCCGGGCAACTGGCGACGCAACTGGCTTCCGCTGCGATGTCGGCGCGGAATGTGTCGGCATCCATCACTGGAGCCACGTCTAATTCGGCTGGAGTCTCCGCATCGAATAGCATGTCGGTATCGGCAAGCACTGGCTTCAGCAGCAGCAGCAGCACTAGCACCAGCAGCAGCAGCACAACAGGCTCCGCAAATAGCGCTTCAGCATCAATCTCGAAATCGCAGTCGATGTCGCACAATCAGAGCCATTCGGATTCCTTTGAGCAGTCGGTATCGAACACGGAATCGAATTCCTCCGCGAACGAGAACTCGTTGCGCGCAAGCAATTCGGCTTCCACGAGCGTGGGTACAAGCCGTCGTTATACTAATAGCACCGTTTATCGTCACAAGGGATAAGACATCATGGCAAACGAAATCGACGAAATCGCCAAGGAATCCAAGCGCTATGTCAATGCGCCAGTGAATCCACCGGCAGCCGCTGTCCAGCCGCGCAATGTGGACATCAGCCGTCCATACGAGCAGCGCATCGGCAGCGTGCCATACTCGAATCCCAACGTGCAGGGCGGCCTGCTGTCGGCTGAAGCGGCGAACTACCAGCAAGAGCGCGGCCTGACGCCGAACCCTGTGCGCGGCGGCGCTTCGCCAATCGCGGCGGCGGCAGCTCCAGCAGCAGCGCCAGCGGCAGCCGAGGCAGCAGCATCGCCCATCCAGGCTGCGGCACAGAAAGCTGGCAGCACATTCAGCCGACTGACGACCGGCGCCGCATCCAGCATCGGCGGCCTTGCCTCGAAGGTCGCGCCATTTGTTGCCCCTGTAATCGAGGGCGGTCGCGTGCTCCAGGTGGCAGTCGATCCGAACACGACGAAATCCCAGGTAGCGCAGCAGGCAGTCGAAGGCGCATCGCGCTGGGGCGCTGGCGCTGGCGGCGCTGCATTGGGCGCAAGCCTGGGAGCGCTTGGCGGCCCCGCCGCTCCAGTCACTGTTCCTGTGGGCGGCGTGGTGGGCGGCATTGGCGGCTATCTGGCTGGCGATGCGGCAGTGAATAAGCTGCGCTCGATGCTGGGCCTTGGCGACAAGTCTCCAGTGCAGCAAGTCCAGGATCGCAACGCGGCAGCAGCGCCAGCAGCAGGCTACCAGCCAGCACGGCTGACGCCTGACGCGCAATCGCGCATTGCCCAGCTTGGCGCGCAAAGCATCCCGAATCCAGTTGCCCCTGCCGCAGCGGCTACAGCGCCCGCCACGGCGTCGCAGCCAGCACAGGCACCAGCACAGCCGGGCGCTCGCGTTCGCGCCGTGGCGGCCCCATCCGCGCAGCCTGCTGCCCGTTCCTCGATTGCTCAAGCAGCGCAGCCGGGCCAGGATGGCACCGTCCAGATCATCCGTGGCCTGGATCAAACCGTCGCCATCCCAGGCGTCAACGGCGGCCCGATGCGCGAAATCCCGCTGGCTGCATACGAAGCTGGAAAGACTGGCGCGTATCAGGCAGCCCAGGCCCAGGCTGACATCAATGCTGCGAACCCTGAGCAAGCGAAGACGCAATCGAAGCTGGCCGAAATCGCCGCCGAGAATGCAGGCCGCCTTGGCGTGGCCGGTATCGGCGCTGGCGCTTCCCGCTACGCAGTCGATCAGGACGTGAAGCAGAAAAACGAAGCGCTCAAGAACAACGTCATCTTTTCCGATGAAGTCGTGCAGGATGAAATGGGCAACTCGAAAGTGGTCAAGCGCGCATTCCGCGCTGACGGCACGCCCATTACCCAGGCACCGCAGGGCAAGCCCACCATGGAAGTCGCTACGCAGCAGGCGCAGAACGCCATCAAGGCTGGCGCTAATAAGGAGGCCGTCAATGGTATCCTTACGGGTATGGGATACGCGCCAATCAAATAAGGGCTGGTCATGGATAACGATAAAGAGCTGGGCGCGTTCGCGTCCACAGTCCCGCAGAAGCAGGACGACATGGGCGTTTTCGCTTCTGCCATTCCAAAGCCAGCATCGCCCATCAAGCGCATGGCATCCGACGTGGGACTGTCCTTGGCCCGTGGTATCGTCGGCGTGCCTGAAGCCATCATCGGCTTGGCGGACATCCCTTCTGGCGGCGCTGTCGGCAAGCTGGCCGAACAGGCTGGCATCCAGACCAAGGAAACCAAGAACATCATGGCGGATTACTATTCGCCTGAGTACAAGGCTGCCCAGGAGAAGGTCAACACCGCTGAAGGCTTCGTCCCTACCGTCGTTGCCGCCGCGCAGAATCCATCCACCATCGTCAACAGCGCAGTCGAGTCCCTGCCATCCATGGGCCTGGGCGGCGCGATTGGCCGTGTGGCCCGTGGCGCCGCCGCGATCAGCCCCGTCCTGGCTGGCGCGCTGGGCGAGGGCGCTGTATCCGCTGGTCAGACGGCAGAGCAGGTACGCCAATCCACGGCGAATGGCCTGTTGACGCCGGAACAGGCTGGCATCGCCGCCACATCCGGCGCGATTACTGGCGGCCTGAATGTCGTCGGCGGCAAGATCGCGCAGAAGCTGGGCATCCACGACATCGACACGATGCTGGCTGGCGGCCATCAGGCCACGACCAAGGGCTTGCTGCGCCGTGTTGGCGAGGGCGCATTGAGCGAAGGCATCCTGGAAGAAGCACCGCAATCGTATCAGGAACAGGTGGCACAGAATCTCGCAACCGGCCAGCAGTGGAACCAGGGCGCAGCGAATGCCGCAGCTCAGGGCGCGCTGGCTGGTGGCGTCATGGGCGGCGGCGCAAACATCCAAGGCCCAATCACGAGCGCAGCCGCCAAGGCAGCGCCAGAGCAGCCTGGGGTATCGGTTCCCATCAAGACGATGGAAGCCGCCCAGGCCCGCGCAAACCGCATGACAACGGAAACCGGCACGCCGTTTGAAGTCACGCCACATCCGACTGTCGGCGGCTCCTTCGCTGTTACACCAGTCGAGGCTGATAATGGAAAACCAGGACGAGGAACTGAGTCTGATAATGGACAGCCATCTGGTGCAGCGAAGCCTGTCGTGGGTTCCGCTGTACAACCCGCTAACGTCGTTGCAGATGCTGGAGCTGGTGGAAGCGGGACTGGCGACACCGGACGAAATCAGCCTGTGGTCGAAGGACAGCCTGCCGGAACCGCGCAACAGCCAGATCGAGTATCTGGCAATCCTGCTGACGCTGGACGTGCCGACCTCGCCGGTAATGTAGCTGCGCCACTGGCGCCGCCTGCTGGCCCGATTGAGGCCGCTGCACGCCTCGCGCCACAGGCACCTATTGCCAATACCGAAGCAGCCGCCGCTGCACCGCTGGAAGCTGCGGCTGCCGCTGCGCCTGTAGAAGTCACGCGCCCCGATGGCACCGTCGTCCAGGCAACGAATCTCGGCGCGGCCAAGATCAACCCGACGAACCCTGCCAGCCTGCGCATGGAATCGCCATTCGACTTGGCTGCGCATGATGCTGCCGACTCCGCGCTGAACGAGCGCCGCCTGTCCACGCCAGCGCAGCAAGCTGCGAACAACGCCAAGCTGGGCGAAGCAGACTTCCAAGGCTTGACCGTCAAGGTGGAAAATCCACAGGGTTCGGTGCGTAGCGGCGTGTCCGAAGACCAGACCCCATGGAGTACCCTGATGACCGAGCACTACGGCTACATCAAGGGCACCAAGGGCGCGGACGCGGCTGGCGTCGATACCTTCGTCGGCCCTGCCGTCAACAGCCCCAAGGCGTTTGTCGTGGATCAGGCCAGCCCTGATGGGAAGTTCGACGAGCACAAGGTCATGCTGGGCTTCAACACGCTGGAAGAAGCGAAGGCTGCCTATTACGACAACTACCAGCCCGGCTGGAAGGGCGGCGAGAACATCAGCGAAACGACCGTTGACGGCCTGAAGGACTGGCTGAAGAACGGCGAAACCACGCAGCCATTCGCATCGACGCAGGCCGCCGCTACGGCAGCAGCGCCAGCATCGCCCGCCGTGGCCCAGGCCCAGGACGCAAAGGTAATGCCGAAGGAACTGGCCGTGCAGGCGACCGGCGCGTTTGCCGACCAAGCCGCTGCACAGCAGTTCGCCGCCGACAATAAGCTGGATGTCGAGGCCGTGCCAAGCCCAAAGGGCGGCTTCACCTTGGCACCGAAGGCGGCGCCGGAAACCGCGCTGTCCCGCGTGGCCGACGACAACCGCATCAGCGAATTGAACAAGGCCATGGAAAGCGAAGGCGTCAAGATCAGCGTGGTGCGCAATGTCACGCCTGAGCAGCGCATCGTGCAGGCCGTGGCCGACAAGGCATTCGGCACGCGCCTCACCTACGTGACCGACAACGATGTTTTCCACGGCGTCGCATTCAAGGGCGACGTGTATGTGGCGACCGGCGAGAAATCCCCGTTGATCCCCATCACGTTCCACGAGGTATCGCACATCCTGCAAATGACTGACAAGAAGCTGGCGTCCAAGCTGGAAGATTTCGTCGTGCAGTACATGAAGCCGGGCCTTGTGGAAAGCCGTATGGAGTATGAGAATTCTCGTGCTCCAGCCGGGAACCAGATCGGCCTGCAACAAGGCTTCAATGAAGTGATGGCCGACATCGGCGGCGCCGTCGCGGTCGATCCGAAGTTCTGGCAGAAGATGGCCGAGCACGACGAAAGCCTGTTCCGCAAGGTGGCGTACAAGGTAATGCAGATGCTGACCAAGGCCATCCGCGTGGCAGCCGGTTCGCACTTCGACATCGACCGCATGGTAAGCGACCGCGCTGCCGTGCAGGAAGCCATTGCAAAAGCCTGGGGCGAGTACAACAGCAATCGAGATAAAGGTGTATATGATGGCAAAGCAAACGCAGGAACAGTACGTGCAGAAGCTGGAGGAAAGCAAACCCTTGCGCGAAAAGTTCAAGAGCCAAACGGAGTTTCAGGAAAGCCTGAATTACTGGATGCAACACCAGGGCAAGGTAATCGCGCTATCCCGCTCCGTGGACTCCAATCCTCCGTCGTCGTCGATGGCAAGCCAGTAACCTTCGGCCCGTTCGCACCGGCCAAGGAAGCAGCCGAGCGCTACCGCAAAGCGGCTGGCATCACTGCGCCTGTGCAGCGCGACTATGTGAAGGTCGATCCGCAACGCGCCAAGGCCATAGCCGCCGCGTTCGATTCGATGGAGCATGCGCCAAGCGATCCGAAGGTCAAGGCATCGTATGACGCCATGATTAAAGAAACGCTGGCGCAGTACCAGGAAATCAAGAAGACCGGCCTGAAGATCGAGCTGATTACCGGCGCCGATCCCTACGGCAATCCTCGCAATGCAATCCTGGATGTGGTCAATAATAACCATCTTTGGGTCTACCCAACTACGTCGGGCTTTGGCGGCACTGAGTCTGCCAACGTGGACATCAGCGGCAACCCGCTGCTGGCTCCCGTGGACGAAAAGATTGGCGACCATCAGCTCGTGGCAAACGACGTTTTCCGCATCGTGCATGACTACTTCGGCCACATCAAAGAGGGCGTCGGCTTCCGCGCCGAGGGCGAGGAAAACGCATGGCAGCAGCACGCTTCCATGTACTCCGACCTTGCGCGCCCAGCCATGACGACCGAGACTCGCGGCCAGAATTCGTGGGTAAATTTCGGCCCGTTCGCTGAATTCAATAAGACAGCCAACGGCGCCGACACGCAGTACGCTCCGCAGAAAGTGGGCCTGATGCCTGAGTGGACTTCGACCAATGAGAAGCCCGACTTGGCGTTCTCGCGCACGCCGCCTGACTGGCTGTCGCAAGTCCCAGGCATGACGCCTCAGATTGCGCAGAAGGTGGGCCTGTGGGTTCCTGAGAAAACCATTGGCGAACGCTTCACGGAAATGAAGCAAGACCTGGGCAAGAAGCTGGTGCAGGGTATCGTCGATCAGTTCGCGCCAATCAAGGCGCTGGACATGAAGGCGTACATGCAGGCCCGGTTGTCGAAGTCCGCTGACGGCGGCCTGGAAGCCATGCTCAATTACGGCAAGCTGTCGCTGGACGCTGACGGCGCCATCAAGGTTGACAACACGGGCGGCTTCATCGACACCATGAAGCAATTGGGCGGCGAGCAAGACCGCTTCTTTTCCTGGGTCGCTGGCAACCGCGCCGCCGAGCTGAAGACCGAGGGCAAGGAAAACCTCTTCACCGATACCGACATCAGCGCGCTGAAGTCCTTGAACCAGGGCACCACGGCTGACGGTAAAAACCGTACAGCCCTGTACACCAAGGTGCTGAAGGACTTGAACGGATTCTCGAAATCCATCCTCGACATCGCGGAGAAATCCGGCATGATCGACGGGGCCGAGCGCCACAAGTGGGAGAAGGATTTCTATGTCCCGTTCTACCGCGTCCTGGAAGACGACGGTAAGGCTGTCGGCCCGCGTAATCTTGCTGGCCTGACGAACCAGTACGCATTCAAGAAGCTGAAGGGCGGCAAGGATAACCTGAATGACCTGATGCAAAACACCGTGCTCAACTGGTCGCATCTGCTGTCGGCATCGCTGAAGAATCAGGCAGCGGCCACGACGCTGGACGCGGCGCAGAAGCTGGGCGTGGCGCACAATGTCACGTCGTCCACGAAGGGTTCCGTGTTCGTCCTGAAGAACGGCAAGGAAATGCACTACGTCGTGGATGATCCATTTATCGCTGACGCCGTGTCGTCGCTGGCCTTCAGCGGCATGAAGGGCGGCGTCATCGACATCGCCACCAAGGCAAAGCGGATGCTGTCGTTCGGCGTGACGTTCGGCCCGACCTACAAAATCCGCAACATCATCCGCGACCAATTGCAGGCCATCGCGGCGAACCCGATGTCGCTAAACGTGGCGAAGAATCTGGCTGACGGCATCAAGTATTCGTCCAAGGACAACCCGATGTACGCGCAGATGCTGGCTGGCGGCGGCCTGTTCCGCATGGGTTCCGCCTACGAGGAAAACCGCGCAGCCCATCTGAAAAACCTGATCGGCACGCTGCCAGCGGGCAGCATCATGGACACGCCGTCGAAGATCAAGGGCATGCTGAACAAAGCATACGATGGCTGGATGGAGCTGGGCGACCGTGGCGAGACAATCACGCGGGCCGCCATCTACACGCAGATGATTGCGAACGGCGCCAGCCATCTGGAAGCGTCCTACAACACCCGCGACTCGATGGACTTCGGCCTGCAAGGTGCATGGCCCGCCGTGCGCCTGTTGACGCAAACCGTGCCGTTCATGAACGCCCGCTTGCAGGGTCTGTACAAGCTGGGCCGCGCCATGCAGGACGACCCGCGCCGCTTCGCCACGGTGCTGGGCGCCACGACTATCGCCACCATCGCCCTGATGCTGGCGAACCGCGACGACGATGACTGGAAGCGCCGCGAGGAATGGGATCGGGATAACTTCTGGTGGTTCAAGACGGGCGGCCATGCCATCCGCATCCCCAAGCCGTTCGAGGTGGGCGCCATGGCTACCATCGCAGAGCGCGGCCTGGACATGATCCTGGACGGCATGGATGCCAAGGCCCGCGACCGCTTCGCCACGCGCCTGTACCACATCGTCATGGACAACCTGTCGATGAATCCTGTGCCGCAGCTCGTCAAGCCAGCCGTCGATCTTTACGCGAACAACGACCCGTTCCGCAACCGCGCCATCGAAACGCCCGGCATGGAGAAGCTGTCGAAGTCCGAGCGCATCGGCGGCAACACCACGGCCATGGCTATCATGCTGGGCAAGGCTGGCGTCCTGTCGCCAGTCCAGATCGACTACATGATCGCCGGGTACTTCGGCTGGCTTGGCTCGCACATCGCCATGGCCGCCGACACGCCGCTGCGCCCAGCCATGAACCTGCCAGAAAAGGCCGAGAAGAAAGTGGACGAAGCCTTCTTCGTGGGCGATTGGGTGAAGGAGCTGCCAGCGAATCAAAGCCGCTACGTGGAAGAGTTTTACAAGCAGGCCGTCCAGGTGCGCGAGGCACAGGCCGATGTCTTGCATTACAAGAAACTCGGGAACCTGGAGAAAGCCAAGGAGCTGCTGGCCGACAACAAGGAGCTGGTAATGCAGGCGCCGAAGTTCCGTATGGCAAGCGCTAGTATCAGTAAAATCAATTTACGAATTCAACAAGTACAAGCATCCAGTAAAATGGATGCCAGTCAGAAACGTACAGAAGTGGATCGTTTGAGCGCCATGCGAAACAAGATCGCAGAGCGCGTGATGAAATAACCCGGCCCCGTATCATGGGCCACTTGAAATGGCTTTGATACAGGGGATAAACGTGGACAATTACGGCGATGAAACCGAGCCTACAACGGCAGAGTGGCGCGAAAGCATGACTGTTGCGCTGGCTAATCAGCAGGAACTGATCGAAGTGCTGCAAAAGCAGAGCGACATTTGCACCGAAGAGCTGACCCAGCTCAAGCGTGACGTGGCAGAGAACAGCGCCATGACGAAGGAAACCCGCGACAACTCCAGCGAAATGCTGGAAGTGTTTAAGCTGATGAAGGGCGGGATGAAGGTCATCGAATTCATCGGCAAGCTGGGCAAGGTCGTCGCCATGATTGGCGCAGGCTATGCCGCATATCAGAAACTGAAGCACGGCGAATGGCCGATTAAATAGGGGAATGTCATGCAACTGATCGACGAAAAGGAAAAGCTGCTGAAGTTCTGGAGCGTGCGCGCCAGCCTTCTGTCCGCTTTGTTCGGCATCCTGGAATTGATGTCGCAGATGACCGATGCCCTGCCGTTCATGAAGGGTCTTGTGCCCGACCGGACGTTCGCCCTGCTGTCGCTGGCTTGCGCCGTGGCAGCCCCCATCCTCCGCGTCATCAAACAAATGAAGCTGCACGATGAAACCGATCAGCCTTAACCAGCTCAAGGCCATCATGCCGCTGGCCTACGGCAAAGCCGACCTGTTCCTGGGGCCGCTCAATGCAGCCATGGCTGAATTCGACATCAGCACGCCAGCGCGCCAAGCGTCCTTCCTGTCGCAGATCGCTCACGAGTCGGGCCAACTGCGCTGGGTCAAGGAGCTGGCGAGCGGCGCCGCATACGAGGGTCGCAAAGACCTTGGCAATACGCAGCCGGGCGACGGCGTGCGGTTCAAGGGGCGCGGCCTGTTGCAGACCACGGGCCGCAGCAACTACGCCCAGGCTGCCGCCGCGCTGCACCTGGACTGCATCAACCATCCTGAGCTGCTGGAGCAACCGCTCAACGCGGCTCGCGCTGCTGGGCTGTTCTGGAAGCGCAACAACCTCAACGCCCTGGCCGATACCGGCAACCAGGAGCGCGTGACGCGCCGCGTCAACGGCGGCGTCAACGGCTTGGCCGAACGACTGGCGTTTTACTCTGCCGCTATGAAGGCGCTGAAATGAACAAGATCGCGGATTTCTTCGGGCTGGGCTGGGTCAAGGTTGTCATCGTCAGCATCATCCTCGCTGGCTGCTTCAGCGCAGGCTGGGCGACGAACGGCTGGCGACTTGGCACCAGCATAGCCAAAATCAAATTGGAAGCCGCCACGGCCCGCGCAGACGCCACGGAGGCGGCATTGAAGAAGCTGGCTGACGACAGCAAGGTAGTCCACGATGCTGCCGTGAAGTCCACTGCCACCATCAACGGCGTCAACGATAAGCTCGATGCCATTCGGAAGGATATGAAAAATGCAAAACCGCCTCCTTTGCCTGCTGGCTGCAAGCCTGATCCTGTCCGCGTGCGCGCACTTACCGACGCAGCCGCCGCAGTGGACGCCGCCACAACTCGATAGCAAGCTGGCCGAGCCTTGCCATAAAAATGGCCTGCCAGCATCGGATGACTACGATGTGTGGCAAGCCTGGATGCAAGACAAGGTGCTGCCGAACTATGCCGACTGCGCGATCCGGCACAATGCTACGGTTGATGCTTGGCCCAAGTAGCCATCAGGGCTTTCTTCGCCGCGTCGCGCCGGGCCTGGGTTTGCTTCAACACTGGCAAGTCCAGCTTTGCGCGCACGACATCGTAAAGACTGGATTCCTCACGGTTTATCAAAGACTTGTCAGGCTCGTACAGAGTGACGGTGGAAAGGCTTTGCGCCTCAGTCCTTGACAGGAGAATCGGATGATCGCTATGCAGCACGATGTATCCGATACCCCATCCAATCTCACGCAGACCGCAGCGCAAGCAAGCGCGTTCTTCAGGGTCTGATGTTCCATAGTCCGACAGCTTCGGCTTGCACTGGCCGATTTCCTTGTGCTTGCAATAGCGTATGGCGCGGTACTGTGCCTGTGCTACGGCGGCCCGCGCTTCCTTCAGCACTTCATACGCCTTACGGATTCCCGCGTCCTTCGGTTTCATACCGCTCCCCATAGGCCGGGCGAACCCGGCCCGGCCAGTTAGATTGCTAAACGATCCAGGATGTCCAGGATCGAATGATCCAGGCCCGACACGTAGTTTTCCAGGCCGACCAACTGGCCCGCGTATGGCGAGGCGTCAGGGCCGACCGCCGACAATTCGCTGGCCGTGCTTGCGGCCAATTCAGATTGCTGACGCAGCACCGGCTGAAGCCGCGTTGCCAGTTCTTTCAAGTGCCCATGCAGGAAGTCCACCGCCGAGCCGAGTCGCTGGAACCGGGAATCCAGTTCCGACAGAGGCAATGGTGCGGCAGAATTCCCGATGCTGGTTGATGTCGTAGTGCTCGATGCCATTTTCTTCTTCCTTGATTGTGTTGCTGGGATTCAGCCCAGCGCTGTCCTGCGTTACTGGCCCGAAGAACGCGGCGTCGAGCGGGTCACGATGCGCCGTGCCGTCCTGCCAGTCCTTCGTAAAAATCCGCAGCTCGTGGTCGTAGTCGTCACGACCGAACAGCAGTTCGTCTTCCGTGGGCGGCTTGCCGAGTGCATACACTGGCGTGTAGCCGCCGCGCCTGTTGCCGTGGTCATAGCTGGCGATGTGGATCAGATCATTCTGCCGCATGAACGACAGGTAATGGCTGTACGTGCCCTTCGGCATGTTGATCTTTTCGCCTATCATGGCCGCCGTGTTGAAGCCCATGCCGATAAGCTGTTCGATGCGCTCGATGCGCGCCACGGCATTCTTCGTGGTGAAGTTATAGCCAGCCATGATTAACGCTCCGGTAAGGTGTGGCGGCGGGCGAAGACCCAGCAAGGGCCGTCTTCCGTGTCGTGGATCGAGAACGTGTGCCACTTGCCGTACTTGTCGGCGGGCGGGGCTTCGGCCTGCCAGTCGCTGTAGTCGGCGCTTTCGCACTCGAAGTAATTGATCTTCGCCTGATTGTCGTCAGGCTCGTCTTCCAGGTGCTCAACATGCAGCTCAAGACCCTGATCGCGTACCCAGGCATTCCAGCCAGCGCCATCGTTTTCGCCAATGTCAGGTATGCCTGGATTGCTCCAGCTACCGCCGTCCTTGATGTCGCGCAGGACGGTGACATCCAGCGGGATTAGATCGGCCTTCGTCGAGGCGCCGCGATTGAACAGCATCATGGCGATGTTGAGCACGTCCACTGGATCGCCTTTTTCCACATGGTCGCGCAGCATGTTGCGCAGGGTCTGCGCGCTGCACAGGAGCGGGTCGTTCCAGCCTGACCGGCCCTTGACGCGGCAGGCGGCCATCTTGCCCTTCATGGCGACAGCAGCCAGATCGACGGCGGCATTGTCCTGATTATGGTCATGGGCGCGCATACGATCTTCCGCGTGCATGATTTTTTCCGAGCTGGTATCCATTATTTCCTCGTTGTGATTGGTGCATCTTGCATCTTGAAAAAACGGCGGCGGCGCTGGCGAGCTACTGCAAGACGACCGAAGCCGAACATGGCTCCAGGGGTTTTGCGCGCCTCAATGATTTCTTCGCAGCCCATGCTGTACAGGTCGCCCAGCGAAGGGCAGAAACATGCGACCTTTGATTCCACGTATGCCTTCATGTCCAGGCAGGCGCCGCAGGTTTTGTAGACCTTGAAATGGCCTTCCCACAGGCCGGAAACCGTAAGGTATTTTTCACCTGGAAGGATGCAAGCACAGTTGCACTCGTCGCAGTGATGCACCTTGCGAGCTATATGCCGCGCTTCCTTGTAGAAGGCGGGCATTTCATAGTCGCTGAAGTCACAGCTACACATCATTTCTCCTTTGTCGGCGTGGCCGGTTTGTATTGGATGGCGTTCAAGTAGAAGTCAAGGGCCATATGGAACGCCTGTCTTTCAGAATACTTCTGGAAGCGGTCATCGCGCAGCCGGTTGAATTCGGCGTATGCGTCGTTCTTCTGTGTCGTATCGGCATCCATATGGTTCCCCTCCTTGCCCGGTATATTAGGACACTTATACTGGATTACAAGGTTTATTTTAATAAGTCATAGTGATGTGAGGGATTAAGCCCTTCACGATCAGGCTGACGCAGCGCTTCGCCACGGCTTCATCCAGGCCCGCTTCCAGCATGGCGTCCAAGGCTTCGCGGTTGAACTTGGCGCGATGCTGTTCATCTTCGCTGCGGGCCTTGCTGGCGCTGGCCGCCGCGTTCGCTTCTGCCTGGGCGCGTGCGCGTTCCGCTTCGACGGCGGCCTGCTGCTTCGCTTCCGACTGGCGCTGCGCTTCTTCGGCTGCGCGCTTGGCGTTCTCGGCTTTCAAGTTCGCTTCAGCAACCTGCCGGTCAGCAGCGTCCTTGTCGGCGCGGGCGCGGTCTTCCGCTGCCTTGGTAGCTGCCGCTGCGGCCTTGTCGGCAATGTCCTTTTCACGAGCGGCGCGCTCCAGGTCAGCGATCTTCCGGCGTGATTCGGCCAGCTCAAGCTGTTCCTGTTCGTGCTGATACGCCGACTTGTGCAGCTCGCCCAATTCCGTCAGGCGCTGGGCCTTGGCCTGCTTCGCCGTGGCCTTCTTGTCGCCAAAGCTGTCGTCGATGTCCAGAGCGAACAGGGAATCAATCGCATACTTCAGGTCTTCCGTCGTCGTGGCTTCCTTGCCGAACGTGACGATGGCATCCAGCTTGGCCTGGAGCGCGGCCACGGCAGCGGCTTCACGCGCTTCGATTTCGTCCAGCGGTTTCTGATGCACGTCGATCATGGCTTCGACGCGAGCCTTGATTTCCTTGGCTTCAGTGTCGATGGCGATGCCTTCCAGGCGCGACTTTTCTTTCGCCGCCGTGCGCGCTGCTTCCAGTGCGGCCTTGGTCTTGCGCAGCTTGTAAATATGGCTGCGCGCTTCCTTGTTGCCAGCCTTGCTTTCGTAATCGAACACGACAGCGGCATTGTCTTTTTCCAGACCAGCCAGTTCCGCATAGAACGGGACATAGGCTGCCACGGCGCTGACCGGCACATCGACAACTTCGCTGGCGACTTCGACTGGAGCTTCAACTACTTTCTTTTTGGGAGGCATTTTTTGCTTTCGATTTTGAATTCAGTTCATAGAGATATTCGTCGTATGCGTTCTTCGCTTTCTCAGACCACACGACATCCTTTTGCGCGCCGAAGGCGTAGATCAGCTCGATCAGCTCGCTGAAATCCCGCTTCGACATGCGGCTCGTGTGCATACCACATGCCACAAAGCCGCCTTCAATTCCCGGCACCACGCGGTACTTCTTGAGCGATGCCGTCAGCACGTCCTTCCAGTCTTCCCTGTCCAGTTTCTCGCCATACCAGATGACCTGTTTTGCGATGTCATCCAGCATGGGCCACAGCTTCGCATTCTGGTCGAGCGTCCGACCAGGAGGCGCCACTGTTATCTTCCATCCCACGGGCAGCGAATCGTACAGCTCGCGCATGACGTGCTTGCGGTTCGTGTCCGTGATGTAGTAGATTTTTTTGTCGTCGAAGTCGGCCATGTTATTCCAGTGGGCCGCGCAGTTTCTCGATCAGGGATTTCGCTTCGCCGCTCGATTCCAGCAGCAGCTTGAGGTCGCCAGTAACGCCCTGATCCGTCAGCGTAAGCAAGCCGCCGATGTACAGGATGGCCGCCTGATCCGCTCCATCAACATCGACCAGCTTGCGCGTGCATGACATAATCAGCTCACGCAATGCCTCGCCCTGTGTTTCTGGCGGATAGCTGTCAACGACTTGACGGACGAGCTGCACCAGATCAGATGCGTTGCCAAGCCGAATGCTTTTTGTAAGTCCACTGGTAGCCATTACATCCCCTTGATTTTTGCAACGGTGGCGGCGACGGTTTCTTCCACTTCCTTGATGAAGACCGAGACAGCATCTTCCATCTTTGCGATCAGCGCTTCGTCGCGGTACAGGCGCTGGGTGTAGAGCTGCGCATCGTTCGGGCAGCGCGGGTCGAACGACGTGAAGTCCATCCATTCGCGCTCGGTAATCCACAGGCCAGCCTGGACTTGATAGACATGCTTTTCCGGCATACCTTGCAGCCACGTCTGGATGTGGATGGTCGAATCTTTTGGCGACTTATTTTCCCAGGCGCCGAGGTCGTCAATCATGCCGTCCAGCGACACGCCGACGCCTGGATGCCGGATGTTCTTGATGAAGCCAGCTTCGATGATCGTGTTGCCCGACTGGACTTCATAGGCCGTGCGTGCGAAGGATTCGCAGTCCTTACCCCACTGCATAGCGTAGGCATTCACGTTGTCCAGCGGGACGCCATTGATGCGTTCCGTGACCAGTTCCCACAGGTAGTTCTCGCGGGCCTGCAACGGCTTGCCAGTGGTCTTACTGACTTGCATCACATCCAGGATGCGGCTGCCAGTGACGT